TTCTTCATATATTAACCATTAAAACCAAGCCGACAAGGACGGCTTGCAGGTGCGAATCCTGCCGTTTTGAAAACTTTTTTGATTTTTGATTAAACTTGTTCTATAACAAGTTGGGATTGCGTCATGGGCACCAGTAAGCCATGAACGCTGCAAGCAAGGAGTGACGGGTTCTTTTCATCTATGTTTGTAACAATTCAAGCCTGTCATGTACCGAGCCTCTGGGAGCAAAACACACCGAGCAGGGTTGAAATCCCTGCAATCCCTCTATTTTTAAAAACGACTGAATATTATGGGAATTGTATTTTCATCGGTCATCATAGTTCTTTTGCTCGTCGTATTCGCAGCAGTCACCCAGGCTGCGGTCGAGTACCTCGTTGACTGTGACGACAATAACACAAAAAGGAGATGTAGCTCATGGGTAGAACAAAAGGATGTCACGACTGCATGTGGGGCAACTGGCCCGAGATGTGCAAAGACCCGAAGCGAGACCCGAAGTCAAACTATTGCTGCTGCCAGTGGGAATGGCGACACGAATAAAAAACATACGGAATGAACATAAGCGAGGTATATGAGCGCATCCGAGAACGAGAGTCGGGCGCAAGTGCAGAGTCTCGTACACGAGCAGAGCTGCACATACAGAAGATTAAGGAACTCCGAGAGAGGCACAAGACGTTTATCAAGATGCCGCACACGAAAGCGTGCGATATGATAAAATACTGCCTTGCCATTGACAGAAACCTCGGCATCAACCGAATACATGAAAATGCGTTCGGGTTTATCTTCTTCAAGTATCAGTAACTAATTTTCTAAAAACATAAGGCAATGAGAACAAGAACAGCAGTGTGGTACGAGACCACGGTACGCTACGAGCGTTCAAAGAGTGACGAAAACAATATCGCTACGGAAACATACGCCGTGGACGCATTGAGCTTCGCGGAAGCGGAACAGAGAATTACAGAGGAGATGAAACCGTATTGCTCGGGCGAGTTTGACGTGAAGAAAATCGCAATCGCTCCGTACGCCGAGGTATTCTTCTCCGAAGATGAAGACGATGACAAGTTCTTCCGTGCAGCAACCGTCGCAATGATTACGTTTGACGAGCGCACCGGCAAGGAAAAGAAGAACAACGTCAACTACCTCGTTCAGGCAGAGAACATCGAAACGGCACGCCGATATGTCGTAGACGCGTTTTTCAATACGGCAATGGAATACGAAATCAACCGCCTCGTAGAAACAAAGATACTCGATGTGTTCGAGAAGTAGCATGATTTTAAAAACAGCATAACAAATGGAAAATAACGAATACGAAGTGCTGCAAGTGCAGCATGATCAGAACATCGTTCAGTTGGACGCAGTAGAGCGTGCAAACGTAGACTCGCAGGTGGCAACCGCAAAGCAATATCCGAGAAACGTCACACGAAGTATCAACAACTCAATCGCTATGGCGACTATGGATGTAAATACAGCGCAGAGCTGCGGTTATGCCCTTCCTCGCGGCGGCAAGCCTATCACCGGCCCGAGCGTGCATCTGGCAAAGTTAATTGTCTCCAACTGGGGTAATATACGTACTGAAACAAAGGTCGTTCGGATTACCGACAAGCAGGTTATCAGCCGTGGCGCGTGTTGGGATTTGGAAAACAATGTGGCATCCGCTTTCGAGGTTCGCCGCTCAATCGTAGGCAGTAATGGCAAGAGATATTCGGACGATATGATTACCGTCACAGGTAATGCAGCCAACGCTATCGCATACCGCAACGCCGTGTTCGCCGTAATCCCGAAGGCTGTTACCGACAAGGTGTACCAGGCGGCGCAACACTGCATCACCGGCGACCTCTCTGACAACGATAAGCTGATTGCCACACGCAAGAAGTGCATCGACTACTTCAAGGACGAGTACGGCATCACGGAAGAGGAGGTTATAATGATTTGCGGAAAGCAGACCGTCAATCAAATCAAGGCAGAGCAGATAGTTCTATTGCGCGGCGTAATACAGTCGCTCAGAGATGGCGACACAACCGTGGAAGAACTTATGAAGCCGTATCGCAAGGAAGAGAACAAGAAGAACGTTGCAGCCAAAGCAGCCGAAACCGCAGTAGCCAACGCTGCAAAGAAGGAGACTAAGGCATGATTACCGATAATGTAGAACAAAAAAGTATCGCCTGGTACCGCTCCCGCTTCGGAAATTTTACAGGTTCCGAAGTTCACAATCTTATGAAGTCGGGTCGCAAGAAGGATGAGGTGTGGTCCGAAACGGCAAAGAGCTATATGTACAAGGTCGCCGCCGAGCGCATGTTCAACCCCGACTTCCTCAACGACGATGATGTGTTTGACGATTATCTCCATCAGACGAACTTCACCTCCAAGGCTATGCAGTTCGGCATTGAGCAGGAGCAGTACGCCCGAGAGACATACATCAAGCTCAACAACGATGTCGAGGTGTTTGAGGTTGCATCCTGCAAGCACGATACCATACCTCACTTCGCAGCCTCGCCCGACGGCATCGTAAGAGGTGCGGACTTGAAGTGCCTGGAAATCAAGTGCCCGAACATCGCAACACACATGATGTATGTGGATAAGATACACGACGGCGCATCACTGAAAGAAGTCAAGCCCGAATACTATTGGCAGACAATGGCAGAGATGGCTTGCACCGGCGCAACGGAAACGGACTTTGTTTCCTATTCGCCGTGGCTTCTGAACCCCATACACATCGTAAACATTCCACGCAACGACGAGGACATCGCGCTGCTTGAAGAGCGCGTGAAGCTCGCGAACGCTTTCGTGGAAGAAGTTATCAATAAGTCAAAATCCTAAAAATTATCATGGACGTAGTAGGAAAAATCATAGCGGCCCTGCCACCAAAAAGTGGCACGTCGCAGTCAACCGGCAAGCCGTGGCAGGTCAACACCTATGTGTTGCAGACCAACGAGCAGACACCGAAGAACATCGCCTTCGATGTGTTCGGTGCAGAGCGTGTCGAGCAGTACAATCTCAAAGTGGGCGATATGGTCACAGTGTCAATCGACATCGACGCTCACGAATACAACGGACGTTGGTACAACCAAATCAGAGCATGGAACGTTGTGAACCATGCTTCGGCACAGCAGCCGACCGCACAGCAGGCACCACCTCCGACACCGCAGCCTGGCACCTTGTTTCCGCAGCCACCTGCACCAGGAGCACAGCCCGCACCGTCAGCAGGAACTGACCAACTGCCCTTTTAACGTTCGCAAGTACGTTCTGTGGGCGCAAGCCAACCTAAATGCTATCATAGTAGGGTAGGGTAGTTCCCCTGCCCTACAAACCAAATAAAAAGTCATTGTTATGAAAAACAGAATTTCCCTCGATTTGTCAAATATGGAAGCCTTCAAGGAGCTGACCGACATACAACTCGGTGAGCTTATGAGGGCCGTATTCGCTTACGCTTCCGACGGCACGATGTTGTCCGAGGATGCCGACCAAGCCGTCCGTGTCGCGTTCGCCTTTCTGAAGGCGGACGTGGACGCGGAACGCGACTCGTACAAAAGACGCTGTGAGCGCAACAAAGAGAACGCACGCAAGCGTTGGGCGAAGCGTAATAAAAGTAAAAGCGCACACAAGACAAGCACACCCAAAGATGCGGCAAGTCCTGTATTGCAGGAAAAGACCGCAACGGTAGACTACGAAAAGCTCGTCGCCTACTGGAACCGCCGTGTGGACGAAACGAAGTCCTCAATGGCGAAGGTGCTCAACATCACCCCTTACCGCAAGAAGCTGATCGAGGAGCGACTTGCGGAATACAACAATGACAACAAGGCATTACAGAAGGTGCTTGACAAGGCTCTCGCAGACCCCTACCTTAACGGCAAGAACCCTTCAAAATGGGTTGCTGACTTCAACTGGCTACTGAAACCCGAGAACTTCTCGCGGCTCGTAGAGAGTGGTATTGCCACTCCAAATGAGCCGAAACCGCAAGCTGTGACGGTTACGATTACCGAAACCGATTTGGCAAGCGAACGTCTGGAAGCAGAACGACACAGAGAGGAAATAGAGTTCACACGCGCTGAACAGCAACGTAACAACCTCCTCGCAGCTATCAAGGCTGCGGGCAGAAACCCGAACTGCATCCAGGCAAGGATAGCATACAACGCCTACGAGGACGGCACACTTGCAAGGCTCGGTATAGAATGGACTCCTAAAACATCAACCAATGACACTGAAAGACGAAATACAGAAATGGCTAAGCGAGCATCCTGACGCTACGGCAGAAGAAGCGATATGGGCAGGAGCATACATCGAAATCGACTTATGGTGCAATAAAACAAAATAACAATGACAACAACAACCGGAATAATATTACTCGTAGCCTACGTCGCCTTTGTGGTAGGCTCAATCGGCTACACAATCGGGTTTCTTCACGGAAGCTCTGCGAAATACAACGAATATAATGAACTTTAGCCTATGGAAGCAATGGATAAAGAAGCCTACGAAATCAAAAAGGACGGCATGACGCGAGCTGAACGTAGGGCGTATAAGCGTAGGCTGGTGAAACAAAAGAAAGGACAGTAATATGGCAAACGAAAACAAAATTATCGCCTATAAAGGCTTTGACAAAGATTTTAAATGCCGAGGTTTTCAATACGAGGTCGGCAAAACATACGAAATGGACGGCAATATTGCATGTTACAACCGTGGCTTTCACGCTTGCGAGTCGCCAATGGAGGTGTTCGACTATTATGATATGCTAACCTCTCGTTTCGCAGAAGTGGAACAATCCGGCAAAATGGACAAAGAAGCCGATTCAACAAAGACGTGTTCTTCGCGTATTAAAATCAAAGCAGAACTAAAACTTGCCGACATCATCAATTTGGGTGTTGAATGGCTGAAAGAAATTACTATGCCATCCAAGATTGAAACAAATAACAGTTGCAATAAAGACTACTCCGCTCAGATTGGTTCATCGGGCGACTCCGCTCAGATTGGTTCATCGGGCGACTCCGCTCAGATTGGTTCATCGGGCGACTCCGCTCAGATTGGTTCATCGGGCTACTACGCTAAGATTGGTTCATCGGGCTACTACGCTAAGATTGGTTCATCGGGCGACTCCGCTCAGATTGGCAGTAGTGGTAAAGATTCTGTCATAATGTGCGCAGGATACAACTCTAAAGCAAAGGCTGCTATTGGAAGTTGGATAACTCTTGCCGAATGGAAAAGGATAGAATATGTATGGAAACCGATTTGCGTAAAAACAGAACAGGTAGATGGGAAGCGCATTAAGGCAGACACCTATTACAAATTGATAGACGGCAAATTTGAGGAGGTTGAATAAACATGGTAAACAAACAATACTTCCTTTTGGTTTTTGAGCACTGAGATAGTATGCCGACAATCATTTCGGCTGATACAATCTCCGCGATGTACCCAAACAAAAAGTATCAAAAACTGATTATAATCAGGAAGGACAGCGGCAGTATTTGTTTTAAAAACGTGGCAAACTTCAAAATAGTTTCTGCCGAGGAAATTAACTTTAACATGTAACAACAACAGATATGAAGAAAACAATCAAAGAATTTATTAACAGGCTGCGCGATGTGTGGGCTATCATACGAGGACGCAATTATGTTCTTATCCGCCACGACGAGAACACAAGCGAACAAGAGGGTTCCCGCACAACAAGTTTTATTCTTGGCGCACATTGGCTTAGAATTAACGACCACGTAAATTATTTCTCCCGAGCAGATATGCTGCTTGACTTGCTGAACGACACGAACAGCATAATGATGCTTACAAAGGATGCTGACGGTACGCTGACTTACTGCTACGACTGCAAGACGGAAGAAGATTTTGACGACCTAATCAGCATGGAGGTAAAGTAATATGGAGAGTGAGATTTACTACATCAACATGGATGGCAATATCTACTTCAAGGTTGAAGATGGTGTTGTCTGTTCGCAAGGCAAGCAGACCAGTGTATCGCCCGACAAGCTCTCCGACTTCCTTGCAATAGCAAAGGAGTTAGGGTTTAGAACCGGGAAGCTATGAAAGCCGTACTGACATTAGACAATGGGAGAAAGATTGCCGCAGACATTTTGCCCCCCCCCGATTGGAAACTCCGCAGACCACGCTTTCAAGACGAATACGAACGTTGGTTTGTAGAGGAGTTTAACAAGGCGCAGCCACACCTGATTCATAAGGTGGTGAAGGCGCACATATTAAGACACTAATAATACAACAAATATGACAGAAGAAAGATTTTACTGCGAACGCCCGAAATGTAGCGTTCACAACAAAAAGACGAAGGCTCTTGCAAACAGCTTGAAGTTCTTCAAAAACGCCGAGTTTGGTTTCGGAGAGGACTTTACTCCCGAAATGTTTTTCGACCGTCTTAAAGACGGCGTTGCAAGACTCAACAGCAAATACAAAGGCAAAGAGATTGAGGTCACGATGATGCGCTTCGGTGGTACAATATCGTACGACTTCAAGGACAATCCTAACAGCGACGCCTGTCTTGGTGGCTTGACTCTTATGCCAATAGTAACAACTATTTACAACATTAACAAGTTTAAAGTCGAATAACAATGGGAATAGCATTAACAATCATTAATGCCGCCCTTCTTTGGGCGGTGTGGTACTTTCTCGGCAGAGCTTCGATATACGCAAAACTAATTAAGGAATACCGAGAGGCGTTAGAAGTCATAGGCGCGCAGGAAACAATGATACAGGCTTACAAAATGAAGTATAACACAGAGAAAACGGAGGAAGAAAATGGAGAACAAGATTAACATTGCGGAGATACTCCGCGATATGCCAAAAGGCACAAAGCTGTATTCGTCGCTGTTTGGTGAATGTATTCTCGATGAGGTTTGTACCTCTGACCGGAAAACATACCCGATTATTCTTTTAACCTCTGCGGATACTTTGGTAGGTTTTACAAAAATTGATGGTTTTGAAGACGCGGAGTGTTCGCTCTTTCCTTCTGCCAAAATGCGTTGTTGGGACAAGTTCTTCAAGCGTGGTGATATTGTGTATAATCCGCCCAGCCAAATGTACGCTGTATTTGAGTGTTGGGCAAATGATGATTACACGGAGTTTAATACCACAATCAACTACTACAAAGACCACACCTTTGGCGAAGAGGAAGTTTGCGACACAGAATGTTTCGTAAAGGCAAATGATGAACAAAAAACATTGTTTATCGCAGCAGCAGAGAAGCATTACGGCGGCAAATACAACCCTGAAACGTTGCAAGTAGAGCCTGTTAAGGTTGTTGAACCTAAGTGTTCATTCAAGCCGTTCCAAGAGGTGTTAGTGAGATGCAACGAAGATAGCGTATGGCGTTGTGAACTCTTCTCTCACTACAACACATTCAATAAGCAATGCCCTTACGTCTGTTTATCAAGTGTCTACAAGTGCTGCATCCCTTATGAGGGCAATCAACATCTGTTAGGCACAACAAACAATTCCAAATAACGCTAATATGGCAAAAGACTTCTCGCTTGCAAATGTTAAGTTCCGCGAGACAGAGCATATCGCTTTTGCGGATGAGTATATCACATCGTATGTGTCAACGGACATCGTGCCCAAAATATACATGAGCGTGCATACTCCTCGTGATGCAACCGGGCTTGTTTCAGGCAAGCCCAAGCGTTACTACCGCACACGATACAGCGCATGGGTAACGGAAAAGACATTTGCCAAGCAATATCAGAAAATAAGAGAAAAATTCTAAGTATGATAAATCTTTCTTTAAATAGACGCGACTTCCTTTATGCGGTTGAGGGCTTCGCAAGAGGCTCGCACCTCCGACAGCATGTTTGGCAGGAGATTGTATATAAGTCAATTCCGCAGATGTCAGACGACGATATGGACTTTCTGTGGTTCTATATGCGACGCGACATCTTCGAGAGATACTTCTACGAGCTGAACGGTAAGAAGAACACGCATTTCGGCTACGAGGACTTCATGCACGCACTCGCTGCTTTGCACAGAGGAAACCGCTATAAGGTAACATTTTACAGTGAGATAGAGCACAAGCAGCTCCAAGCTCTCTGCTACCGCTTCGAAGGCGAATATCATCCGCTTTACCTCTACATTGACGGCAAGATAGTCGGCAAGACGAAGAAAAGCAGCGGTTTGCAATCGTTCAATGCGTTTGTTCCGAATGAGTGGATAAAGGCAGTTGCAAAGCACAAGACACCCGAAAACAAACACGTAGAACTCGGCAGAGAAGAATGGTGGAACGACTTGGAAATTTACGATAATTTTAAAACGACTTACAATGGCTGATTTTTCAAATGTTAAAGTAGGCGATAAAATTAAGTATTACCCACGTTGGTGGGGTAACGCTCCGCATTTCGCAACAGTTACAAAGGTAGCGCCAAAACATTTCGAAGATAGCAAGAAAGTCAAATTTCGCAAATCCGATGGTCGGTGTATTAGTAGCAGTTACATTAATTGTTCAATTGCGACAGAAGAAGATATTGCCGAGTTCAACAGACGTAAACTCCGAGAAAAAATGCTAATGGAGGCAAGCGTACTTTTGGGCATGGGTAGTTTTAGTCATAAAATCACTGACGAAGACGTGCAAGCGATTTACAACATTATCAACAAATATAGATAACAATATGATTGACAAAATAGATATACGAAAAGCGGCGTCGTCGAAACACAATCCTGCATTTGGAGTCTCTGGCTACTTAGCTGCAAGAACCGCTTTTGCCGCAGGTGTAGAATGGTTTAAGAAAGCTCTTTGGCATAGCCAGGATGAAATTCCAGAAGACGGAAGGATAATTCTTGTAAAGGGATGGTATGATTGCAAAAGGTCAGGAGATTATATCATAATTAATACTACCGAAGATATAAACTACAGTGATGTTGATCCTGATAGAAAGTTTCAATGGGAGTGCTTTTGTGAACGTGCTGTGACACCTATCACATGGTGCTACATAGAGGACTTGCTACCGAAAGGAGGCGAGAAATGAAATATGAATTTTATCATACGCTGCCAATACACGGAATCAGCATAAAAGAAGTAGCCTCCCCAAAGGATTACGGACAGGCGCTTCAAAACTCAAACAGAAGAAGAAAGGGTGCTAATAAATGATTAAACCAGAAGATTTGCGCATTGGCGATATTGTGAAGGTGAAGACGGTATCAGGCGCAGTTAAGTTGTGTATTGTTCAATCTTTAATGCAAGGAGCACGTGGTGCATCCGTTAAAGAGATAAACAACGACAATAATGGCTATACTATGGACATTAGCCCTATTCACCTTACTCTTGAACTCCTCGAAAAGAACGGATTTAAGGAGGAGCAGCATCAAAAGGAAGGCGCTTCGGAATGGTACGACTACTATCATTACGACCTCGGCATTAATATCGTGTACGAGGTCGAAGAAAACAAGTTTGCCGCCTACCTCGACGGTAAAAAGTTAAGAGAAATCAAGTACGTGCACGAACTTCAGCATATCCTTTGGGCACTGGGGCTGAACGCAGAACTAAAAGTATAAATATGAAACTTCGACAAGCAGAGAAAATTTTTAAAAGACATTATGTAGCAGATAAAGAAAACTACTGGAACGGATACACAATGAATGCCATTGTTCAGTTTACTAAGTTTTGGCGTAATCACCGTTTACTAAAAGCTGAACGCGTCATAGAGAAGCATTTTCGTCGTGTAAATTCTCTGAAATCTGCCAAAATACTCAAACATATAAATAACAATTTATGAAAAAGATAATGTTCAGTGACAAGTACGGTCTCACACAGGCTGTACTCGAAGGCGGAAAGACCCAGACCAGGCGTATGCTAAATCCTACAATGTTTTTTCAAAAATTGGAGACCTACGAAGGGTGGTCAAATGAGGACATTAGGGCATGGAAAAGGTCATGTAATAGACGGCTCCACGAAGCCCAAGGAGATACGCTTCAGCAGATGCTTGATTACGCATTGTCGTCTTCACGTTATAAACTTAACGAGGTGGTAGCTGTGGCGCAAAAATATAAGAATATTGCTTTAGATATGCCAGTAGAACTTGCTGCGGAGTTGATAAAACAACCAGGGTGGAATAACAAGATGTTTGTCAAGGCAGACCTTATGCCGCACCGCATCCGTATCACCAACATCCGTATTGAACGTTTGCAAGACATCAGCGATGAGGATGTAATACAAGAGGGATTTAGTAATATCTGCTTTAATAAGAATGTGGGTAACATGCTAAATGAATGGGGCTATGATTTATGTTATTATGATGCTTTTGGCAATTCACAGTCTTTACATTCGACAATAGCGAAGGAGGCATATTCCTATCTTATAGCAAAATTATACGGATGGAACTTGTGGGATTTCAACCCTTACGCATTTGTCTACGATTTTGAACTTGTAAAATAGAGCAATATGGATAGAACAAAGTACATGATAATAGACTGCAAACGCCGTCCACCTAAACGTGATTGCACCGTCCTTCTCTGCAAGGATAGGTTGACCGACAAGTTTTGTTTTGTCAATACAAGCTCAAAGCACGTTTGCTCATGCCGTTTTGATACGATTAAAGATGCGATAAAGGATTTAGAAAGCCAACCAGAGGTTATTTCGTATCGTATTGTCGGGAGTGAGAAGTATCCGCTAAAACCAACAAAATAAACATTATGAACGAACAAATGAAACAGTACACTGGAACTAAGACAGTGAAGGCTATGCCTATGACAATGGGTGAAGCCTACGAGCGCAAGCTCTTGAAAGAGGGCGTAAGACCGTCAGAGTGTGAAACGGAGAAGGCTTACAAGCCGTCCGAAACACGCCTCGACCGCTTGCGCATTGAGTGTGACGAATTAAGAGCACGTTCAAAGGAACTGGATGCGTATCTGAATGAAGGCTTCGAAAAAGCTGCCGCAGAGATTGGTCGTTCATTGACTATGCTGCTCGTACTGCAAAGCTCGTACTTGCACAACTACCTGGACGTATTCGAAGCACTCCTTTTGGAGTGCTGAAAAGAGAAAGAACGTGGATAAATAAACAAATCTCCCAAGTGATAGTGGGAGGGTAAAAAAGAAGAATAACATGTGGCAGAAAGTATCAGAAAAGATGCCCGAAATGGGCGTAGAGGTTATTGGATATAACCGAGATTGGGTTGACGAGGATTTTAACCCAAACGGAACAAGAGTGTGTTTCTACGATGATACTGGTTGGTATTCCGCAAAGTGGGACAACGACCAAGACTCGTATAGTACCGTAGGCTGTGCACGGTGTGAATGTTCGGAAGACAACTGCGAATTTAGTAGTAGTTGTAAGTTAAAGGCAGATCCGACACACTGGATTCCGATGCCAAAAATGGAAGAGGTTGAAATTATCGAACCAGGAAGAGAAGCTGACAAGCTCACCAAAATGGCAAAAGCGGTCTACGAAATTGTTGACAATTACAGCGAAAAGAACGAGCTACACTGCCTGGTTCTTATGTCAGACAAAATAGGCGGAGCTTCTTTTACGATTGGCAGCGAAAGTGCGATAGCCAAAGAGTTTAAGGAACTTACAAAATGCCATGACGCATTTAAAAACATTCTTAATAAATTAAAACAGCTATGACAATCGAAGAAACAAAAGAACGCATCGCCGTGATGCAGGCGTATGTGGACGGAAAGCAGATACAAGGGATGTGTTCGGATGGTAAATGGGTTGACGTTCCAGAACCCAGTTGGAGTATTAATGGCAACTTCCGCGTCAAGCCTGAACCCAAGTTCCGCCCGTTTAAGAATGCAGACGAGTGCTGGCAGGAGATGTTGAAACATGAGCCGTTCGGATGGGTTGTAATAATCGAAAATAATCTTTCAATCAAATACAACATTCAGGCTCTTATACAGGACGGAGTAAAAAGTACGGCTGTTTTGACTGACGATGTGATGTCAGAAAAGTTCCCATTTGAGGGAGTACTTCAGAAATTCACGTTTGTAGACGGCACACCGTTTGGAATAAAAAAGGAGGAAGTATGATGAAAACAATAGGAGGAACCCTGCTTTTTACAGTGTGTGTATTGTTAGTGGTTGCGATACCCACTATTGTAGGTCTCCGTTTTGGTGCTTTATATGGCTTTATCTTATTTCTGATTATAGCTGCAATCTATGGGCTGGTGTTAACCATATATGGAGATAAAATTGAAGATATGTTTTCATGAACAGAAATAAAAAATTCACATTAGCAATGCTTTCGGTAGGGCTTGCTTCGGTAGTTTCGGCAGTCAATGCAATAATTAATGCTTATTTCGGTATACAATACTTTTTTGCGTTACTGTCAGCGGAATATGTAATCTGCATACTATTGTTAATCAAATCCGATGATAAAACAGAAGATAAATTATGAACAGAGAAATCAAATTCAGAGGCAAACGTCTCGACAATGGCGAATGGGTGTATGGCGACTTACTCCACCTTGTAGACGGCGTGTATATAAGCAACGACAACGGATGCAACATGGCGCAGGTAGACCCCGATACGGTCGGGCAGTACACAGGACTAAAAGACAAAAACGGCAAGGATGTATATGAGGGCGATGTTATAGAAACTTATTCGCATTCGTATATTGTAACGTGGTTCAAAAGGTCGAGCGCTTTTCTCCTAAAAGAAGATGAGACTGATAACCTTAACGCTTTTACTCCGTCATTGGTGTTACAATCTTCCGATGCTGTTGTAACAGGCAATATTCACGACAGGTAGAAAGGAGGCTAATATGCAGGACGTAAAGATAACATTTAGGGTTCGAGTGTCTGACGATGAGAGCCGCGTCATAATTACAGAGCCGGCAATGACGCAGCCTATAAGTTTTGATGTCTTCATAGGTATCATCAGAAAACTTGCGGACTTTCAAGAAGAATGGAACGAGGAGCACAAATTAGAAAACAAAGAGAAATGAATCGTGAAAAATTCTGTTCAACGCCAGCATACAAAAAGCTAAGAAACGAGCTTAATACGCAGCTGTATATTCTTCGTCACACAAAAGACAAAGAAGCGAAGAGAGGCGTACAAGCCGAAATAGCACGCTTGAGGAATTTAATGGGAATCAAACCTAAAAACAAAGAACAATGACACAAGAAGAGATTCGGCACATAAAGAAACTGAAAGACGCTGGGTTTGACTGCGGCAGCAGCAGGTCAATGCTCGAAACTATACAGCTCTTGAAACTCTCAAAAGGAGAAACACGGAAAATTTAATAAAAACAAGCGACAATAATGAAACAGGCAGATTATATCAGACTGACGGCACAGATTGCCGTGCTGAAAGAAATTGCCGTTGATTACAGCTGCAAGACGATAGACAACATCATACAACAGCTTGAAGCAATTAAAAAGGAGGTAGAGAATGATTAGAGTAAACGCATACCGCTGTTCGCACTGCGGAAAGCTGTTTCTTACGGAAATACGTTGCATAAAACATGAGGAAAAGTATTGCAACAAATCTCCTTGCAATATCGCAGCTTGCTATTCGTGCAAGTGGTACAAAGAAACGGAGCAAACTACGACTATTACAAGGACAGGGGTCAATCCGCTGACAGGGTACGAATACGAATACGAAAAAGAGGTTCGCATAAATCTATGCTTGAAGCATCACAACGCCAAAATGTTCAACTCGTTTCATGCGTCAGAAGAACTTGTTGAGGATGCTGAGAACGGCGGCTTCCGTATCATGCCGACGATGAAAGAAGGATGTTTGGACTATAAAAAGAAAGAAAATGAAGATTAGAAAAATAAAGAAGGAGTTTAAGATGCCACTTCGTCCGCTACGAAAAAATAGAAGCTACAAGGTGGCGAAAAGACTGCGCAAACTATGGGGTATCGGTCCTTTTCCTGATACGATTAGCTACTCGCAAGATATTTGGCAGGGAAAAGCTTTCCTGCCCTTGTTCTTAACAATAAGGATTGGCAAAAAGCTACACAAGGCATATTTTTCGACCAATTCGCCACTTTTTAACCAGAAACATTAAGTAAAAATCAAATAACAATGGAAATACTCAAAGAAATCAAAGTTCCTACAGGTGAAATCTACACCGCAAAAGGAGACAAAGGCGCGTTGGAGTTTCTGACAGTAGCCGACTACGGAAAAGATGCAAACATCAAAGCCGACTTTCTCAGCATAACAAGAGAGCTGAATGGTGTGCCGAACGGAACACCAATGCCCCTAACCGAAAAATGGGTGATAACAATCTCTACACAGTACGGCTGCTCGATGAACTGCAAGTTCTGCGACGTGCCGAAAGTCGGGCCTGGGCGCAACGTAACTCTGAACGACCTGCGCAACGAGATAACAACGGCGTTAAGTATGCACCCAGAGGTTAACCATACCAAGCGTCTTAACGTACACTATGCGCGCATGGGCGAGCCGACATGGAACGAGGCTGTAATCGAACACGCACGTTTCTTCTTGCGTGATGATATTATTCCTTACATCGGAAATTCGCTTGTGCATCCTGTAGTAAGCACGATGCTTCCGAAGCATAATCGAGGCTTAAAAGACTTCATTCGTGAATGGGTTAGGGTAAAGAATCTCGACTACAACGGAAACGCAGGCTTGCAGTTCTCCATAAACTCTACTGACGACTCACAGCGAGAATACCTGTTCTCGGGTAACGCCATGCCATTGAGAGATATTGCAGAACTTGCCGACACACTTGAAACTCCGCGCGGTCGCAAGTACACCCTTAACTTCGCACTTGCTGACGACTCAATCATTGACGGCAAGGTGCTTGCTTCGATGTTTGACCCACGCAAGTTTATGTGTAAGATTACACCGCTTCACCGAACAAACAGCTGCGAAGCCAACCATATTCAGACAAGTGGCGGCTACGACTCTTTCGTACCGTACAAGAAAGTGGAAGAAGATTTGAAAGCAAACGGATTTGATGTAATCGTGTTCGTTCCTTCGTATGACGAGGACAACGGGCTGATTACTTGTGGCAATGCAATCCTGTCCGGCAAGAAGCCGACATCAAGCTACAAGGAGGTAATATTTTAATCTGACAAACAAAAATGAGCAAAAAGAAAATATACATATCATCACCTATTACAGGCTACAACCTCAACGAGCGACACAAGTTTTTCGCTCGGATCGAGAAAGAACTGACAATTCTCGGCTACAAGGCAATCAACCCAATGGCTAAGCCGTTGTCCGACTCTGCGCCGTACACGGAACACATGAAAGAGGACTTACGCCTGCTCCTCGGCTGCGACGGCATCGTCGTACCGAACCGATGGCGCTGCTCGAAAGGCTGTGAAACGGAACGCCGTGTGGCTGACGCTTGCGGAATACCCGTCGTAGGCGTGATAGGCGAAGCGCACGATTTGCAAATCTTAAACGCGATATAAGTATGAGTGCAAGTCAGTTAATAAGCCACACTCCGAGAATGGCGTATATTATCGCGCCAAGCGTAAAGCAGAAAGAGGAATTGCTAAGGAGCATTGACCGCTATTGTTCGCTGTATTACATCACAATGGGTTCTGCGTACAACATTGCTCAAACAGCGATGATAGACGCTTACAACGCGATTAAAGATGACAAGAAGCTATACCGTCAGCAGACAAAGCAAAGCATCAACAAGGCTCTTGCTGCATACAACACATGGGATGCGAAGATGCGCTTTGTCCTCGCCGACCGCTATCAGCTTTGGCTTGACCTATCCGATGCGTCGGAAGCGGAACTGAAACCGCTCGTCACAACACTCTATTACTGTATCGACAACTACTTCTTGAAGAACAAGGTGCCGAAAAGTAAGATAATCGCCCGTATGGAGACGGCAATGGTGCTGATAGATATTGCTGTAAACCTGTTCAGAAACCTGTTTGACAATATTCAGAAGAAGATAGGAATGGACTTGCGCCAGGCGTTCAACGAAGGCAACGCACTGGAGCTGCAACGCAACTGGAACAACGCCATGCAGTCAGTCATAAACACGATACCAGGAATGCCCGACATTGACATCAACGATGATGCGAACAGTGTTCAGGCGGCGAAGAATATCGTAACGAAAATCTCGAACGAGGGTATCTACGACCGCGCAGGAGAGTATGCGTTACAGGTGAACCCCGAATATAAGCCAGAGGATTACGGAGGATAGCTTAATATCAACCGCGCACGGGCAGCAGGAGTGAAATCTTGTTGTCCGTGCGCGGTTTTTTGTTATTTGCCTTGCAACGTAAATGCCTGACCGTACAGCAGCATCGTAAGAATAATCAGCGTGTAGTCCGCAATCCGTGTCGTTTCTGAAATGCACAGCGTGCCGTGCCCAAGCCTTATCAGAATAACTCCTGCAAGATACAGGAACGGTATTCGCCACACCCAGCTGAATTTGAAAAGAAAGCTTGCCGGCAGTAAAACGGAGGGCAGCACGATATACGCAAGTGCATATAATGACACAACCAAAACGGCGTTCTCGTTCAGATCTAAACCCATTGACGCTGCGTTATGGTGAAACCAATACACGCCGGACCAGTGTAAAACCATAAGGAGTATAGGTATCGCTCTTATGCCGATTCTGTAAAACCAAAACAGCTTTTCGGCAAGCGTATTTGTCTGTATTGTTTTCATACCGCTAAATTTATGTTAGTTTCTTGAATATCCGTTCGCACAGCTCTCCCATGATGTAGCAAGCCTGCTCACCGCTCATGTCAATATCATACGCTTCGCAGATATGTGCGGTAACGTGCAACAGTTCGTGACCGATTGTGTTAACCATCTCGCTTTCTTCTTCTGAGTGTCCGATAGTAACCACGCTCACCTTGTCCTTGACGTTGGAGTAGGTGAGTCCTCTGCTTTCGCCACCGCTTATGAAGTGACGGTAGGCTTTGCTTGTCGCTTCGCTGCCACACCCAATAGTCATAAGCTCGCTACAGAGATGCACCGCGTCGCCACTGCCATATCCGATGAAGCAACGCACTTCCCAGTCGTACTTGTCGAGCCTTATGTCACGCCTAATCATAACAAGTCCTCCCAAGGTATAGGCATACCGTTGTGGCAGCAGTCGGCATAGAAGCGGTTGAAGATGAAGCCGTCTTTCTGATCTGTGTCATCAACCACATCTTTCACATAATGCGCCATTTGCTGCTCGTCCTTTATCGACTTGCCCCAAAAGTCAGCTCTGCACATATTGGCTACATACACGTGGTCGTAGCCGACGAGATTTTCAAGCTGCAAGCCGTTCGTTTGCAACATCTCCTCGACCTTCTCTTTCGGTAGCATCTCCAAACGTTCTTCCTTGCCAGTAGCAGGGCTAATCGTTCGCATTTGCTTGACAGCCCACTCGCACATCTTCTTGTTGAAGTGATAGCCGTTGTATCTTAAATAAGCTATCATTCCTTCGGGTTTCAAGTCGTACATATCCAAAGGCATCTTACATCTTCCCATAATATTTAGGTTTTAAAAGACTGGCAGGGAAGCGAACCTCCCCACCAGTCGGGTTAATTACTTAGTAGCGTCTGCGACCTCGATAACCACCGCGTCGTTCTCCGTAGCGACCATCGTCGTCATCATCGTACATATCGCGCTCACGGCGTTCGTTCTCGTATCGCCAATCGTCGCGGTAATCGGGCATAGGTGAACGCTCGCCGTATCGACCTTCGCCACGCTGCAAGCTGTCAAGACACGCCATTGCCTTGCCGCCATAGCGCAAGCATTTCTCCACGTTCTCGACAAGCTCACCCATCTTGTTCTCTGTGATTTCTATCATGTACATAGCTCTTGCATTTTAGTTATTGCTGTTTGACTTTTTCAGTGCCTTTTGCAACATGCTTTCTATGTTTGACAAAGTACCCTCCATGCCGCAGACCTTGGTTTCGAGCTGAGATATTTTCTGCTCCTGCTCCTTGTCTTTAGCTATCTGAGGATTGAGAACACACATTATCTTCTCGCAGTTGCACACCACCTTTTCGTGATAGTCCTTGCTTGCAAGCACCTCCTGCGAGTGTCGTAACATCGCTTCCACTTCGGCAATCATCGCTTCGCGACTTTCGCTTACTACCACATCGCCCGAGTTGGCAATCTGTCCGTTTGAAGGCAGTTGCTTGAACTCTGCTTCGCCGTCGGGCAACTTTACTTTCACATCTACAACCGTTTCCATAGGCTGCGCTGTAAACTGCCCTGGTTGATAGGTAGGGAACTTCGGCTGAGGATTACTTACGCTTACCACCTGTCCGATTTTCAATGTCGGCTCTTCGCCTTTTTCAAGCACATAGAATATGCTGTTTGTTCTTAGTCCACTGAACATAATACAATTCGCAATTTAGTTGTTAAACAATACCCGTCATTAGCTGAAGGGTGTTAGTATCTCTCTCGAACCAGAGCTGGTATACACCGGTCCCGGCTACATCAGCAACCGTAAGAGCCGCACCTCCAAACTTGGTGACAGCCTGTGTTGCGCCGTTGGTCTCAAAGAGTATCGGCAGCGTGGTCGTTGTGCCCGTCGGTATCGCCTGTCGCAGATTTACGAATACCGTACCTCTGTAGTTGGCGTTCAAGAAGGCATGGTTTCTGAATGAGAATACCACACCGTTTGCACCCACCGACACACCGGTAGAACCGATAGCTGCCGAACCTCTTCTGTTGACCCATGAATAAGGATTACCCCAAATCATAGTCGTTCCTCCAGTTAGATGGTTAGCCCCAAAAGCCGTTAGCTCCGTTGACTCCGTAAAGTCCGTATTGTGCTGCTACGCAGTTTGGGACAGCAACGAACGGCTGGTAAGGTACAGTCGCCGTCTCGGGCATCTTGCACTTGATACCTGCAACCTCCTGCTGCAAGCCTGCCAACACCGCATTGATAGGAGCGACCGCCTGACCTACAATCTGACTTGTCATAGCCGACGACTTAAACGTTGAGTTCTCCTCGCGCAGAGCGTCAATCTTATTCTGCATTTCGCGCATTTCGGCTTGCTTCTGACCGTTGACAATGGTCTGTGTGCTGTCCTTGATGGCGTTATGCAAGTCGCAGGTCTGTCTCTGTGTCTCATAAGCGACATTTGAGAAACCGCGTTCCTGACCGACAGCTACGTTGTTGATGGCGTTCTGCAAGGTGTTGGTCTGCTGGCATGTGGCAAGTCTGTTCTCGCAGCAACAAGAAGCGAGCTGCTGTGCAATCTGCATATTGCCTTGCTGGAGAGCGTTGATAACTTGCATACCGCTCATGCCGACCTGATTGCCCACACCCTGAACCTGTGAGGTAAGAGCCGAGATAGCCGCCTGTATCTGACCTTCGGTGCAGTTAAGCTGCGTAGCGAGGTTGCTTAGAGCGTTTCTGTTTCCACCGATGGCATCCATGAGGAGCGAGCGACCGTAGTCATTGTTGATTTCATTAGCAATACCGCCTGCGCGACCATTGCCGAAACCACCCCAACCATTACCGCCCCAACCCATGAGGAAGAAAAGGAAAATTACCCACATGAAGCCGTCGCCCCAACCATTGCCGTTCTTGTTCATGGCAAGGAGGAGATTAGGGTCAAGACCTCTCTGCTGAAGCAGAGGAGCGAGCAAACTCATCATGCCGCCCTGTCCGCCACCTTCATTGCCGAATACATAAGTTTTTGACTCAGACATAATACAATCTTTTTTAAAAATTTTACCTTAGTTGACTAAACACTATTGTAACGTTACACCGCAAAGTTAGCGAGTTGTGACGGATAATGCCATAACACGCTCAAAGATTTTATATTATGCTGATAATCAGATATATAAGGTGATAGTCGGTACTATCACATCGCAAAACGTTCTTTCCAATGTTTAAAGAATTGGAAAGAATTGAAAACAAAAAAAAGAGAAGCCTCTTTACTTGCTTCTCTTCTGTTTTATAAAGTGGAGAATATCCCACTTCTTCCAGTATCGTGTGTGTCCGCGCTTCTTGCACTCGCCGTTCGGTATCTCGCCGCGCTTTACCATTCTGTTGAGCGTTGCATCGCTAACGCAAAGTTTGTCCTTTACTTCCTCTGCGCTCATCATCGGGTTGAGCATATTAGGAAGTATGTCCTGGCAGAGTGTTTCTATATCGTCGTCACTCATACCGCAAGCCGTCACTTTCTCGCCGTTGCGCTGCTGCTCGTCCGCCTTAAAGCACGAATTGGCAAGCGATTGCAACAACGTGCCGAGCATTTTGTAACCGAAAATCTTTCTCATAGCATTTCTTTTTAACTGAACATCTTTTTGCCAAGGCTTGACTTGCTACAGAACCAGTCAATAGCTCCATAGACATACAGCAACAACGTAAACGCCATGATTGCAAAATGCGCCATTATCATCTCTTTGGTGGTGTACCAACTCCAATATACAAGATGTATCGAGTTGACAGCAAAGAAGTAGAAGAACGGTATGCGATACTTCCAGCATAGCCAAAAGAAGCGTGACGCAAGAATAATAACCATCGGCAGTATATAGACCATGACATAGATGAACGCATAGCACGCCCAGTTCGCCTCGTGTACCACAAACATCTCCTTCGGATTGCGGCTAAAATCGAACATGCCGTACATGTGCGTTAGCATTATAAAAAACGGAACCCACTTGCAGAACCAACGGAAGAACCGCAGTATTCTGCGTGAATACTGATTGCCGGACTCTGCCAGCAAAGACATAATCTCCGATATGTCCTTACCCTTCACAAGAGCAAGAAACATCCTTTTATCATCATCGTTCATAGTGATTTTTTTGGTTTGACGTAATTGTCTGTTAGTTTCTTGGTGCAAGTTAGTCATTTTTTCTCAAAGTTGTATACACTGTTATTTATATTTATATTTATTTAAACACCGTAAAAACCGCAAATCTTTAGTTCATGGGTAGTTCACTTAAACTCCTTGCCTATCCATCACGGACAGGCAAGGCTCCTGAAAACAAATCACCTTAAACTAAAAACTAACAACTAACCAATCTATATATTATCTCTTTCTGTGTATCAGCCAAAGCAGCAGTGATATAGCGAATAACACCACCGCTCCGACCACTATCTTTCCTACGAACATCTGCGTCCGCTCCCACCATGTCGCCTTACGCTCAACTGGCACCGGCACTGGAATTGAGTCCGCTCGCAGGATAGACTTGTATATTGTGTCCGTCTTAACGCTCACCCTGTCACGCCATTTGTACACATTCTTTGTCTTATATATTGTATCTCCTATCATGTAGCTCTCGACATAGATAGAATCATGTACGCGGAACGTATCGGCTTTGTAGTTGGTCTTATACAACGTGTCCGTCTTGTTGATTACCCGTTCAAGCACAACCGGCTTCGGAGTCGTGCAGCTTGTCATAACAAGCAGGATCAAGTGCAGCATAGAGCCAACGATGATAGTGAAGCCGTAGCGGCAAATATCATCCCATTCGATACTCGGTAGTTTGTAACGCTTCCATTGATACACCTCGCGCAGCACCATTACGGGCAGCGCGAGCGCTCCCACGAATATAGATGCGATAAACCATCCGATAGCACCTTGTCGGTTTCGCTTATTCTCGTCGTAGTCTTCATCGACCACATCGTGCTTATCTGCCTTGTAGAAAAAAAAGAGCGTTATCGCTCCCAATACGATGCAGTTCAGCAGCATCAGTATTTCTCTTATATCCATACGCTTTTACTTTTGACATTATTAATCAGTTTCTTCTCTCCCATAATCACGAGGCGGTTTGCGCTTCATACATCCGTTCACGGTACACTCATTCCATTGCAGCTCGTGCATTTTCATAAGGAGCGTGTTCTTCTCGTCTTTGAGCTGACGGATGGTTGTTCGCTGCTTGCCAATGTCGTCGTAGAGCGAGTCAATTTTTTTGTTTAGTCGGTCGCGCTCCTCCATGTGCTCCTCATGCTCATGGTCGTAAAGGTTGTGCCACTCCTGGGCGTAAGCGAGGGCGTTAGCGTCCTCCTCCTTTTGTGCTTCAGCTGCCTCTTTGCGCTTCCGCGAGTTGTAGTAGAGCAGCTGCCCCACGATGCCGCCGCTAACAAGCAGCGAAAGTATCTGTAAAACCATATCCATCTGCACCTCCTTACTCTATTGTTATCCAAATCTGCTCACACCGCTCGTCCGCAGCCTTCAGCATGGTGTACACTTTGCGGAACGTTGACGTTGAGTTCAGTACCTTGCCTTTCTCCTTATTCTCGCCGACAAGGATGCAGCCATCCGTGTCCTTCGCCGTGTTACCGATGTGTATCAGCACACCCTGGTAGCCGGGCGTGTTGCACAGTCGCGGCAGTCTCCCCTTGCAGAACTGGTACTGCGGTCTACCTCCGAAGCGTGGCGACACCGTCTTCATGTCGACGAGGTATCTGCCCGTCGGAATGGCGGTTTCGCCCTTGATTTTAACTCCGCATATCTGTGCAACCGACATATTAGATGTCAGTCCTCTGTCTTTGTCTTCGAGCGTGTCGCAGACGTATGCGCCGTCAACGTACATCTTACCGATGGTGTACGCCTCCTTCCTTGCTATTCGTTTTACCTTGATTTCCATGTTTATAGATTTAAATGAATAATGTTGTTACGATGTTGAGTATCGCGCAGCACTCGACGACAAACAGCCAGTAGCGGCGCTTACAGATGCAGAGCACAGCAGCGAGTACAGCGAACAAAACAGTAGGCAGTGCGCTGATACTGCACGCCCATGCCACGCTTGCTATTGCCGACGTGATAGCTCCGCACTTGTGTATTGTGCGCTGGCTCTCGTCGAGGTACGCAGGAGCTGCGCCAACAAAGACAATGCCCACACAGGTAAGGTATGCCATCCACTCCAGTCCACCCTTTGAAAGCATGAGCGGCAGGAACGATACTCCGAGCGTCACCATGAGCGCAGGGAAGAGCCAGTCTTTATCCGTGAGGTAGTACACCTCCGAGAGCATGGTGGGCACTCGTCTTGCCACGCAGCAGCTAAAAACATACAGCGCAAGAGCGAGGAGTATAATGATAGCTAATGTCATAATATTACACCTCCATCTTTAGCTGTGCAGGATAGCCTGCCGTGATGTCGAACTTCTCCACCTCCTCGATGCTCGTCAGCTCGCTCACTGCTACCTTGTGCGCTGCCGTCACGTTAAAGCACTCGTATGCGTAGTTCTCGATGCTACGCATGAGCATTTCAGCTTGTGCGCACGGCATCGTGAAAGACATGCCCTTCATCCATATTGAGATGTTTTCCTCGCCCAACGCTACCTTGTCGGCGATATTCTGTCGCAAGCCCATGCGCTTATCGACGTTCGGAGATGAAGGGTCGTCTTTGCTCCACGGAATAAGCATACCGTTCAGGTAAAAGCCGTTGACAGCAGAAGATTTGTCGTAAGCGTCTATCTCTGCCAATAGCATCTCCTTCGCTTCTTCGAGTGTCTTGCCCTCGTACTTCTTTTTGTTCTCGGCTCTGAGGTAGTCGCTGTATGCAACCACCTCATAATCCTGCAACTCCGCGTCTTTGGCGCAGTATATCTCACTCGTATAAGTGTCACCGCCTTTAAGTATAAATCCCTTGTCTGCCGACACCTTCACGCAGCCGTTTTTCACCTCCGTAACGGTTACGTTGCCTTTCTTTTTCAGTTCTTCTATCTTCATATCTTTTTCAAGCTATAATATATCCCTTTGCCGTCATTGCTGCGATGTCATCCTCCGAAAGCACTGCCTTTGTTTGTTTACTAAGTGTTAACGTAAAGTCCGGCAAGCCGTTTGCCTTGCGGTCGTAAGAATTTACAACGAGGCTTTCCTTGACAGAAGCATCCGTCCATGTAGTAAAGTATAAACTTGCTTTAGTTGCTGGGCATTTAAAGAATCCAGTACCTAATTTCAACGTTTTGGGTATAAAGTTGTATTGACCGAGATAGTCAATGTTTTTGCAACTCTCAAGATTCCAGCCGCTTAAATCCAAACTCCGCAACGAGGAGCATCCGTAGAATATTTGGTTCATGCTTGCAACTTTGCTCACATCCCAACCCTCAATGCTCAAACTCTGCAACGAGGAGCAACCAGAAAACATTCGTTCCATGCTTGTAACCTTGCTCACATCAAAACCCTCAATGCTCAAACTCTGCAACGAGGAGCAACCAGAAAACATTCCGTACATGTCTGTAACCTTGCTCACATCCCAACCCTCAATGTTCAAACTCTGCAACGAGGAACAAGAAGCAAACATTCCGTACATGTCTGTAACCTTGCTCACATCCCAACCCTCAATGTTCAAACTCTGCAACGAGGAACAAGAAGCAAACATTTGTTTCAGTGTGACGTTCTTACTGATGCCAAGATTATTGAGGGTTAATGACGATATTTTGTTACAGCCTTGAAAAAGTCCTTGAGCATCTCCTTCTTTAAAATAAGATAGTCTTATCGCTGATGTCAAATGAGACAAGTCTGCCCATAACAATGGGATGAACGAACCATACTGCTTACCTCCAAATTGAAGTTGTTGTTTGGGGTATAGACGGGTTCTTGTCTTGCCTTTTATGATTACTGCTTTGTAATCTACATACACCGTCGTATCTGCCAAAAACAAGACATCTACCCAGTTTCCGTGCAGCTCGTCTATCTTCTTTCGTGTCTCGTCCTCCATCTGCGACAGGTTGCCCAGCTGCGTTGATACGCTCGCCAGCACGCCATCTCTTGTAACCTTCATCGTCAAGTCTGCCACGCCCACCTTGTAGCTGACTACCACCTTTATAGCGGAGTTGCCCTTGAAGTGACTCATGTATCGACAGTAGCCGTCCTTCGGAAGCTCCGCGTCTGCGTTAAGACTAACGAGCGGCGAGTATGTGCCCACCTTTGTTTCGTACACCATAGGCAGAGCGTCTACCGCAGCGCCCGTCTCATCAGTAATGGCAAAGCTCTTGTCCTCGGCGTAGGTGTATGTGTATGTGTGTGTCGCGCCAAGATACGTAGCCGTCGCTGTTGCCGTTGTGCCGTCGGAGTTGTATGTGTATGTGTAATCAATACCGCGCGTCTCCACGCTCTGTATATACTCCGCAAAGATGCACACGCTTTCATCTATCACGTTCGGCTTGAACAGATATACGTTGCCCTTCTCCGCAGTAAACTCCGCAATAGCCCAGCCGCTCTTGTTTACCTTCGCACCGCTTGCCGATATAGCCTTGTTCGTCTCCTTCGCCGTCAGCACGATGTCTGGTCTGTCCGTGTATGCACCCATTGTTTCCGACAGGTGTTTCACCTCGCTCACCACGTCGCCCACCTCGGCATAGCTTGCCAGTTGCAGTGATGTGCTCTCTCCCTTGCGGTTTGTGACGGTCAGAACATCGTTAGCGAGGGTAGCATCCACATTCTCTGCTGCCACTGCCGCCGCGTTTGCTTTCTCTGCCGAAGAATTGGCTTTGGAGGTAGCAAGAGTGGCTTCACTTGCGGCATCAGAGGCTTTCTTTGTCGCTGCCTCGCAGTTCGCCTTAGTGGTTGCGAGGGTGGCTTCGCGCTGTTCTTCGGCTGAAACACGGGATGCTTCCGCAGCGATTCGGGTCTCTTCCGCTTTCTTACGCTGTGTTTCCGCCGTCTTTCTTTCCGTCTCGTTAGTCTTGCGTTCCTGCTCGTCGGCTTCACGTTCATTCTCTGCTGTCTGACGTGCCGTTTCTCCGTTGACTCGCTCTGATTCTGCCGTCTTTCGAGCGTCCTCGTTGCTCATGCGCTCTGTTTCTGCTGACACACGCTGCTGTTCTGCTGCAACTCTATCACTTTCGGACACCTTGCGTGCGCTCTCGTTACCTGCTCTTTCTGCCTCCGCAGTCTGACGCACCGATTCCGCAGCCTCCCTCGCTGTTTCTTGGCGTACACGCTCGGTTTCAGCCCCCAGTCGTGTGTTCTCGTTCTGCTTGCGTGTAGCTTCCGCGTCGGCACGCAGATTTTCGGCTTCTGCACGCTTACCCTCCTCCGCATTTGCCTTGTCGGTAGCCGTGTTTGCTGCACTTGCTGCACTGTTCGCCTTGCTGACGGCTGCGTCAATGTTTACTGAAAGCTCCGCAAAGGTTGTTGCTCTCTGCTTTTCAGCTGCTACACGGGCGGTTTCGTTTGCGGTACGTACCCTTTCCGCTTCCACACGTCCAACTTCAGCATTGGCGCGCTGCACCTCTGTTGCCTTTCGTGCATCTTCGTTGCTCACGCGTTCGACTTCCGCTGCATGGCGAACACCCTCACTCTCGCTGCGCTTGTTTTCTGCTGACACACGAGCGACTTCTGCCGATGCTCGCTGCTGTTCAGCCTCCGTGCGTTCGCTCTCGTTAGCCTTGAGCGTTGCGTCCGTCTGCTTAGCCGTTTCAATAGCCGTGTTTGCGTCGGTTATGAGCTGTGTCAGTTCTGCCGTCGGAGGCAGGATAACAAGCGCCGTGTTCATCTCCACCGAGTCCTCGCCCTCGATAAGCTCGCCGTTGAACGCTGTGTCGCCCGAAGCGTTGTTATCTACGATGGCGAACTGCTCGTACTCCTTGCTGCGCCAGTCGTTGCCGAAAATCTTACCTCGGACTTCGAGGGCGTATGTACCCACCGATACGGCGTCGCCCTCGACGCGCGCATTGAGGATATTGTCCTCCGTCGTGTCGATAGCGTAGCTCAGAGCCACACGCCGATACTGGTTTACGATATTTACAACGATGTCCGTGCAGGCAGGCAGCGGAAAAGCCACCTGCTCGCCGTTCACTATCTTGCACACTGGTATGCGCAGGGTAAAGTCGTTACCTCTAACTATTTTCTTCATATCTTATTCTTTTGGTTGTTCTTCTTCTGTTGTTGTCGGATCATCGGCTGTAGGTTCTCCTCCTTCGTCCGCAACCGCTTCTTCTCCTTCGTCGCTGTGCGCTATTGGAGCTGTAAATGGTACGTTGTAGCCGTTCCACACAATCGCATACGTATTAGCGTTTGAGACATACACCAATTCGCAGGTGAGAACTGCCATCCATCCGCTTTCAAGCCAGTAGGGGCGAGCTGTGTTGCTACCTCCAACGAGCGACGTATAGCCAACGATATTGATTGTTGTCGCCGGACTTGTGTTGTTTCTTATAACGAACACCTGCCCGAGGTACGTCGCCGCTTCTTCGCTTGTCACACCAAGGCTGGCATTGCTTGCGTTTGGATTGTGAAATGGCAGAATTATTGTCGGGTAGTTACCTCCTGTCTTTTTGCCGATGTCGCCCGAAAACTCAACAAAGCTACCTACCTTTACAAAGTTTAGTCGGATATATCCATTGATCGGGTTTTCTTCTGTGTAGCCTTCCAACTTGTCGGGGGTAATAATAGTCTTCTTCTTACGTATCATTCCAGAGAAGAGACCTGCACCCACCTCCAGCAAGCCGTCCTCGTTCACGCTCGCAGTCACTTCTCCGCTGTTGTTCTTGACCATGAACTTGTTAGCCGTCGCCGTGATGGTGTCGTCTTCGAGGTCGATGCCTGCTCTTTTCAATCCTGACCCCAGTTTGCCAGCTTCTGTCTTGTCGTAAGGCGAAAGACTCCAGCCACCATACTCTGTGCCCTCCATTATCATCGGGCGGCACACGTCGATAGCGCCGTTTCTTCGCACGGCAAGTTCAAGCAACAGCTTCGGGCAGCCGTCGGGCACGGTAAACGTCGCAGTAAAGAGTTTCCAGCCACCTATACTCAGAAAGATATTGCCCGACTTGACAACAGCACCTTCCGTACCGCCGTCAAAGCGCTTGATAGAGTAGTAAGCGCCATTATCCAACAGACTGACAATCTTCGCCCATACACTGAATACGTACGTCTTGCCAGCCGATACACGCACATCTTTGAAGTACAGACCTGTGTATGTGTCCGCAGTAGCACCCGACGCACTGAATGTTGCGTAGTTAGAACCGCCGACGCCGCCACCGCTTGTTATCTCTACCTTTTGCGAGTGAGCCGCCGTTATCTTTGTGATTTCATCCCACGGACGCAGCGCAGAGCCTACGATGCTGTTCTTTAGGTTCGTGGTCGTTTCAACCTGTAGAGAGATTTTGTCCGTTGTCTGCTCTATCTTCGATACCTTATTCTCAGTATTCGTCTGCTTCTGTGCAAGTGAAGTGATACTCTCGGCGTTCTGCGTTAGAGTAGTGTTTATCTTGCCTATCTGTCCGTCCACTTCCTGCTTGTTCGCCTCTACCGTGGAAGTCAGTCCGTCAACGCTCGCCACAATCTCCGCAAGCGTCGTTTCTTTCGTTGTTTCGCCGTCCTTCACTTTGAGTTTGAACATTGACGCAAGCGCAAATATCTCGTCGCGTGACACCACGAATATCTCCTTGCCGGCAAGCGTATAGTCGTTCACGCCCTTGTACAGCTTGATGGACGGAGAGTCTTCGCCGTAAGCCGAGAGGTACAGCACCGACTGGCGTGCCGCGTCCGTTGTGTTACCCATCTGAACAAGCTCGTCACCTACCTCTGGCTGCGAATCGCCGTAGTTGCCTCCCGACAAAGCGAGGATGTCGATGTAGTCCGTGCCGACCAGCAGCACTCTGCGCCAGTAGTATTTGTTCTTTGCATTCGCCGTCGTGCCCTCCTTTATGTTGAACGTCTGGCAGCGCACAAGGTCGTTGACAGCAAACGGGTTTGTTATCTCCTCGTCGCCTCGCTTCGTTAAAAACGAACAACGGTAGACATCGTATCGCAAGGGCGTCGGTCCGTATTCGGGTAGCAACGTGCCCTTTTTCAAGAAGTCCACCTTACTGATCTTCATCGACGCAGGCGACAACACTATCTCACCGCCGACACTTTGCAGCTCTCTAATTACGAGCTTCACGAACTCCGCAGCCTTGCGCACAAGCAGGCGGTCTACCTCCAGGTAGCTGTCACCACCTCCGTTGTAATCACCAAGTTTAAAGCCAGAGCCGAGCGCACCCGAACGGAACGCCGCCGACACGACCTCTTTGAGGGTGGCGATGCCGTCGGAGGAGATGCCGAGGACATTGCTGTCAGACTGCTCGCCAAAAGCAATACCTTCCCAAAAGCGGATAAGTTTCTGCGCGACATCCTGTTTTGTCTTTGAGAGAAACAACTTCGAGCCTTCACTCGCGATATATTCCTTAACCTGTGCAGGCGTAGTGCCGCCACCGCTACCTCTGCCGAGCGCGGTTATCTGTTCCTGCATCTTTTGCAGCGTGCCTGCCTCCTTGTCTTCACGCAGACTTACCTCGTATGACGGTATCTTTCCGTTTTCCTCTTTGATTGTCAGCCTGTCGATGATTATTTCCGCGTCAAGTCCGAGGTCTTCATCCTTGAACGGCATAATGTCGCCCTCCTTGATTGTGTCATGTATGCTCTTTACAGTCCCCGAGGTGTCGGCCATTGCCTCGTCGTGCTGACGGGCCATAAAGATGTCATAAATCTTCGGTGCGTAGGTGTGTCTGGTGTGGTCGTTCTCTATAAGCCATGCAATAGCGTAGCGCAGCAGCTTTTCGGAAGCCGCTTCGACGTACTGCACAGGCAGCTCGATTCCCGACAATACAAAATGATCGCCCTTGCTAATCTGAAAGTCCTTGTACGGAAAATACAGACCGATGTCTTCCACTCGCTGCAACGTGAGCACCCAGCGACCGTTCTCTTTTACACTTCCCGACACCTTAAACTTTCTGCCGGCACACATTCCGTCCGTCATGGTGATGGAGAAGTCGCTCTGCTTTAAGGCATTGATGTCGAAGTTTACCTTTTCGTTAAGCTCGACCTTACATGAAGGAACATCCTGCCCATCCTTGAACACGCCGTTGTCCTCTACATTCGTGCCAACCGCGATTTCGTCAATGCGCACGCCGTCCACCTCCATCTCCTTGATTGTCGGAAATATTTCTTCCTTCTTTTCTTTTATATCTTCCGTATCGAAGAATACACTGCCAGGTCGCACGCCTATGATGTCCGCTGTAGCTGACTCCACCCACGGGCGGTCGGTTCTTGTCGAGAAGCGAAGCTCCGCGCCGGTCGGATTAAGCGATGCGTGCTTGTCAGTGTGGCTGTTCCACCACTCCTGCAACGACATCTGCGGAAAGCCTGGCAGCATAAGACGTGAGCACGCCATGTTGTTGGGCAGATGGTCGGTAGCGTAGTCTTTCCTGTTGTCGGGGAAAGCCTCCTTGTTCACTCCGCTGACGAAATGAATCATCTTTGTTGACTTTACCGCCTCGTAGTATTTTCTTGCGTCGGCTACCGAGTTTTCCTCGTTCGTGCCGCCCGCAACGCGCACTTCGATATGCTCCTCGAAATACGGCGCACGAAGAACCGTTACCGTAGCCTTGACGACAACGCCGCCGTCATGCAGACTTACGGAGTATCGCGAGGAGCCTTGTCCGTCGGAGATATGGTTGGTGAAATACGCCGACGCTTTTTCAACATTAAGACCACCAAGCTTGATGTCCGCTGCATACCATGCGGTATGATCGAGAAGCTGTATCGTATCCGCGAAGTCGGCCCACACCTCCATATTCAATGTTGCGTAGTATCTGTTGGGTAGGTTTTTCTCCGAACCGTATGCCCTCATTCTCGTGACAATCTTCTGGTCGCTTTCTGCGTCCTGGTTAATCTCGACAAGTCCAAATGCTGCGCCGTACTTGAACGTGTTCTGCATAAGCAAGCCCGATGTGTCAACGAACACCTCTCTGTTTCGTGTTATGAAGTTCACGTCGAACTGGGAGTTTACCAACGCAAGTCCTTCCCATACGGTCTGATTCTGTACACTGATTGAAGTTGAGTCTATCTCGGTGTCTGCAACACCAGTGTCCTCTTTGGTTGTATCGCCACCATATATCTCTTCCCATCTTGCAGCCTCGCAGCCTCGTGTCTGGCTTCTCTTCCAGTTGCGTGAATAGAACTTCCATGCTTTGTCTCCGAACTGCTCGTTCATGTTAGCTTGCAATCTGTCAAGCAAATCGTCAAGTGATCCGATATAGAAAACAAAGTCGGGTAGGGCGGTGTAGTGCAGCTGTGCCTCGTCGTTCAGCACGACATCAAGAAACTCCGCTCTTGCCAGCTCGTCGGACAGGGAGTTCAGCTTTATGTCTGAATACTTGAACGAGTCGCCGAGGGCGTTCTTGCGGCCCTGCTTTATCTTGCCCGGGTCGTAGTTCAGCTCGAAGCGTTCGTTTCTGTAAATCAGGTAGTCGCCGATTGAGAAGTCAATGGGAGCTTCGTTCTCTATTGATACGGATACGGAACACTCTCCCATCCACTCGCCGTCGTATGTCAGCGAATGAACGGAAATTTCCTTGCCGTTGGCGTCACGCAGCGGCGTGCCGTCCTTATGATAAAGTTTCCATTCCATGTCTCTATTTGCTTAATGTCACTTCCGTTACGGGGTCTTCAACTCTCAACACTGTAAAGAACGTTACCACATCTCCCTCGTCGTCGCGGTGCAGGTCTGCGTCGTCGGACACCTTCTTGAGGCGGATGTGTCTTCTTCCCACCTTAGTCCAGTCGCAGTACATCTTCATTTTCATGCCGCTACCGTCGCGTCCGCTCAGGTAGTTCAGAAACTTTCTTATTACTGCGTTAGCTGAGAACTTGTCGCCCTTGCAGCACCATTTCACGGTCATATCGTATGCCGCGAATTTAAGGCTGTCGCCGAGATATGAGTCTTCTCCATCCTCGTCTTTCCAGTCCTTTACTACAGGTTCCTTGACCTCCATGCCAATGTCGAACGGTATAGAGGCGCACCACACGTCGAAGTCAGCTACGGTCTCTTTTATCGCCGCTCCCGCCTGCTCTTTTTGTATGAAGACATTGTAGTGTTGCATAAATATACCTAATTTTCTCCAAAAATAATAAAAAGCGGATAATTATACAAATTAATATATAACTATCCGTGATTTTAACAATAAATATCCACTTTATCAGCTGATATAGAGCTTTTTTCTGCCACTTGTAGACACTGCGTTCATCCAATCCATCATTCGATCGAGCTTCTCGTTACGAGCCTCCGCAAGCATGACTATCTGCGTGAGCTGCCCGAGCTGTGCTTTCTGTATCTGGCCCATTTCGGGAAGACGCATCTTCAAGAGTTCTCCGATGTCCTTGACCTGGGCGCGGTTAACACTCACGTCAAGACGGATGGCGTTGACGTAACTTGCGAGAATATCCGCGGTTTCCTCCGTGATATTCTTGATGCCATTGGTAAGGCTGCTGTCGCCGGTTGCCGAAAGGTCAAGACCTTTGTCTTTCAGGCTCTCCAGTATCGCCGTGATGTTGTACACCGCGTCGTCCGTCTGCTTGTAGAGTTCATCAGCAACGTTCACTACATCCTCGGGTTCGAGTCTGCCCTTCTGCTTTATGGTCGTAGTGAGCGCTTCAAGCGGACCTTCAAGAGCCTTTTCCATAATCTTCTGCGAGAGAATGTTTTTGGTAAGGTCTTTCACCATATCCCTGGCCTTTTTCTTGTATGCGCCAATGGCGTCCTCACCTTTTTCCCATGCGCTTACAACTGCGTCGGTCAGCTGGCTCGCCCACGACTTCATGTCTACGCCGTAGATGTCCTTGAGGAAGTCGGTTGCAAGCTGTTTGATGGTCGTTTCCATCTCCTTGATTTCCTGCTTGTAGTCGGCAATCTTGTCCTTGTCCTTCTTCTTCTTGCCCTGCTCGGCGTTGAGCTGTCGTTGCATTTCGTCCTTCTGCGCCATGAGGGATGCTTGCTCCGCAAGGAAAGCGTTGTCGGGTTCGGCAAGCGACTTCTTGGCTGCGTTGTAGGTGTCACTTGTGTACGGGCCGTTGTAGCCGATAAGCAAACCTGACTCCTGGAGTTTCAGACCCTTCTCGTAGTTGTCCGTTACTTTCTTGAGTGTCGCCTTCGTGTCCTTATCCATCTTGTACGAATAGACACCGCCGAGAGTGTTCTCTATTGCCGTCTTTACATCGTTGCGCAAGCGCTCAAGTTCTGTGATGTTGCGTTCGGCGAGCTTAATCTGACGCTCCTGCTTTGCGTCATGCGCCGCAGCGAAAGCCTTGAACGGAGAGGTAAAGATGCCGACTACACCCTGAATGACGCCGCCGACATTGCCCGACATAGCGCTTGTCGCGATGGAAGAAATAGAATTGGAAATGCCGTTGAGAGAGTCAAAGAACGCCGTTGCGTCCTGCCATGCGTTACTCTCAGTATCTACGCCGAGTGCGCTTGCCGTGTCCTTAATGTCGTTGAACGCAGCTACAACACCTTGAATATTGGCGTTTATTTTGTCAGCCGCTACGCTTACCGCAGACATGGCTTTCTTGAACTTGTTCGCAGCCTTCGCTTCCTCCTGTCCTTCCTTAATCTTATTCTCTCCCTCTTTTGCCTTCTTCTTGCCTTCCTGCACTTCCACAGTAGCTTTCGCAACGCCGTCCCAGTCGCTGTTTTTCAGCGCGTCCAGCAGTCTTGTCGTAGCCTCCTGCGCAAGTCTTTCACCCTCCTGCTTCAATGCTGCGCCCGCGGTGATTTTCTCGTTGGCGTTCTGAACGCGCTGTTCTGCAACGCCGCTCAAACCTGCATTGAAGAAGTTTTTCTTGCCGCTTGAGAGTTTATTCAACTGCTCGTCAAGCTGCTGTATCTGCTTGCCGTACTCGCGAGCGTCAATAGTTCCGTCAGCAAGTGCCTGATTGATGTTTTCGCGTATCTGCGAAGCGATTTCGGATGCCCTGTCCATGCCGAGCTGCGACACCGCTCCGAAGAACGTGATATAGCCGCTGCTCTTGTTGAAGGCTTCCGTTTTAGCGGAGTTCACTTCCTTGTCACGCTGGCGCGTGTAACGATATGCAAGCCCGTTATCGCCCGCCTCCTTTGCTTGTGCAATCGGAGTTTCGTACTTGGCGTAGATGGCGGCTATCTTCTCCTGCGTGCTCGCTGTCTGTGCGATGATGTCCGCAGCCTGCTGCAAACTCTTGACATAATTATCCTTTACCAAGGTCGTTATCTTCTGCCAAGCCTCAAGAGCGAGAGGCGTGTCCTTATACAGAACCTTCGCGTCGGCTTCGGTCATTCCGAGGTTGACATCGTGGCCGAAGTTCTTCTTGAAGTCCTCCGCCATCTTTCTTGTCTGCTCATCCCATACCGCGCCGTCCTGAAAGGCAAGCTTAGCGAAGTCCAGACTGCCTGTCTTCTCGTACAGTTCCTTCTGCAAGTTCGCCTGCTTCACGCCTTTCTCCAGGGCCTCCTTGAAGTTTGAAGCAACTCGTTCCCATTCGGGTTTCAGCTCCTCGGAGAAGCGCCACTCAAAGTTCTCCTTGTCGAGTTGCGTTCTGAATTTCTTTCTGTCAATCGTCTTGTCGAAGTTGAAACCGTCTTTCAGTCGGGCGATGCTGCCGGAATAATTGTCGAGGTCAATCTTCTTCCAGTCCAAGTCCTTATACAGGCCGAATACCTCGTTCTTTGCCTTCGCACGGCTCATGCCGGCCTCTTTCCTCAACTTCTGGTAAGCCTGTCTCGCAGCCTTGAAGTCCTCAAGCTGTCTTTTCAGCTCATCAAGCTCCTTATCATCCTTCTTGTCGCCCTTGTTCTTCGGAACCTTGTTGGATTTCTTGTCCTCGGGAATGAAGTTATATCCGAAGCCTTGCAGCACCGCCTTGTGCAATGTTTCGTAGTCCTTCTTGGCTTCCGCGATGTCCGTCTTTGAGGCTCCGCCCCTCTGACGCGACCCCATCTCGTCATAAAGGTCTTGCAAAGCTGAATTGGCGTTGTTCTTGGTCTTGTACCATGATCCTTCTGCGATATAGCTTGATATGAGGTCATAAGCCTTCTGGTTGCCTCTCAGATTTTCAAAGACACGCTCCTGCATAACGGTTTTTCCAGTCACCGAGTTTTTCTTGCCGCTCGGCTTAAATTCGAAGTTTGTAAGTTCTTCGAGCTTTTTCTTGATTTGCGGCACAAGCCATGTAGCTTCATCCATTATTTGCAGAAGCATGTTTCGGAACCGTTCAGGATTGCGATTACACCAATTTTTGAAGTCGTTGCCGTACAGACCGAGATGCTTTCTTATCGCACCAAGTATCTTCGGAACATCGTCATTGGCAATCTCGTTGATGTCCGACGTAACATCGTTTGCTCTGTTGCCAAGGCCCCGTATCGAATACGCGATATTGCCATTCCATTTTACCATATTGGCTTGGAATACCGCCCATTTCTGTCCGCCCTCATCCGCCAGTATGCGTATCTTGTCCTCAAGTGTCTTGCCTGCGCCAGCAGCGCCAAGGATGGCACTTGCGACACTATCCATCTTCGATTTTGTCAGTTCGTCAAACGCCGACAATTTCAGCTGGTACGCATCGGTGGAGTGCTGCAAGTCCTTCAAGTTCTCCTCAATGGTGTCATTGAACGGATTTCCCGATTTCCAGCCACCCGTAGAACCTATTGCGTCTGCAATCACGCCGGCATCGCCCGACGCTACGTTCTTCGCGTTCTCGACACCCTTTCGAAGGATGTCATACTGCTCATTGAGGTCTTTCGCCTTTTTAATCTGTTCATCAATAGTCTTCGTGTAGGCGTCGCTCTTTATAAGCAACTGCTTCATGCTGTCAATTTGCTTTTTCAGCTCCGTGTCCGTTGTGCCCTTCTTTGCGCCCAGGGCATCATAGTAGTCCTTCATCCAGTCAGAATCTGGAGCCTGCAAGCTCTCCGCCTTCTCCTTTATCGCGCTGAACTCGTTGTAGATGCTCGATATAACCTGCGTGACAGCCATAAATGTCAGTCCGACCCAGCCGCCCACAAAGCTCAACATGCCTTTCAGCTTCGAGCCGGTCATATTCATTACAGCAGCCATTGTACCGCCTTTTAGAATTATCTCTCCCTGTCTTGCGGTTATCTGACCCATAATGACAAGCTGGTCAATTAACTCTTTTGTGATAAGACCTTCCCTAACGGCTTTTTGCATCTGCAATATAGACAACTTACCCTCCAGTGCAAGTCTGCCCATTACCGCCTGTTGCGTCTGCACATCGGCGAGCCAATAGGCTCTTTTCTGAACGTTCTGCGTCGCTATTTCCTGCGTTATCTTTCTTTCGAGAACGAGCTGCTGCTGTTCTATGGCGTAATTGCGGAGCTGTATCTTGGCCTGGTCGTTCAAATTCCTGCCGATTGAACCGATACCCAAGCGCGAAGAAGCAAGACCAAACAGCTTCTTTGACAGGAATACGCTCGCAAATGTCAATAGGGCAGGGCTTAACTTGTCTATCGTCAGAAGCAAATCCGTAGCGCCTTTTATCGCGAACATAAAGGTGCCGCCGATGACGTTCTTGCCTTCCGCGAACCTACTGAGCATGATTTCCCATGCGTCCTTCAACTTGTTCCACTGACCCAGAAGCGTTTCACTCAGCACCAGCTGTATATTGTAGAACTGACCTCCCTCGTCTGTCATCTTCCACAATACCTTCTGAACATCCTCGAAGCTGACCTGACGCTTGGAAATCATCTCCTTGACATCGCTCTGCTTGTAGTTGGTCTTGTTGTTCTTACCCTCAGAGTTGTACAACTCAGCTATCTTCTGCAACAGAGGCAAGCCTGCGTATGCAAACTGACGCAACTCCTTACCATCAAGCCATGAACGCGCCTTTACCTGGCCGTATGCCAAGCCCAATCGCTCGAAGCTGACTCCAAGACCTGACGCAATATCCGCAAGTCGCTTGGTTGTGTCATACAAAGAATCGGCTTCCACTCCGAAAGCTGCGAGCTGCTTGACATCTCGATTCAACTCGCCGAACTTGAACGGAGAACGCAATGCAAGCTCCTGCGTCTGCGCAAAAAGCTCATCCGCTTTTGTGACATCACCCAAAATGGAGCGCAAAGCTATATGCTGCTGTACAATCTCGCCGCCCGTCTGCACAATAGCGTTGAAAAGCGACTGCGCACCGTACACAATACCGCCCTGCAAAAAGAGAGACTTTATGTCATTCAGCGTGCCGTGCATCTTGCTCGCCTCTGCATTTGCGCCCGCAAGAGCTGCCGCCAAGTCGCTACGCACCTTTGCCGCTGACTTCGCTATCTCCTGCTGGCGTTCACGCTCCAAGTCGATGCCCCTGCGTACGCCTTTGTTTATAGCCTCCTGTGCCGCTGCGTTCGTTGCTTTCTGGTCTTGCAGCACACGCCCCGCCAGCGTTGTGTCGTGACCTGCACCGATATTTCCTATCCGACCAACCACATTCATATTGCCAGCCGTAAGTTCAATGCGCATCTGTCTAAGATAGCGCATAATGTCGATAAGACGATGTATCTCAGCCTCCGCTTTGCTCACGTCGGCTCCCAACGATATGCCGCGGCTAAACTCACGTCTGAGCGCCCTTACCTTATTGCCAAGCGAGTCGTAACGAGCCTCCGTTGCCTTTATTTCAGATAATCTCTGCTTGTTGTCGCGTGCTTCCTGTCTTTCGTTCTTCCTGTCCTGCTTTTTGTTAGCTCTCGTAATGGCATTGTTCAGCTTGTCCTGCTCAGACTTGGCGTTGCCGATTTCATTTTTGAGTATCTTGTACTCCGAAACCAGTTCCGCCACCGCGTTCTTGCTGCCAATGTCGGCATTGTTGAACTTGTCGCGCATTTCCGTCAGTCGCGAAATGGCAATTTCCGCTCTTGACGTGTCGGCACCAACCTTAAAGCCTTGTTTGGCAGAGTCGTTGAGTTCGCGTATTTTTCTGTTCACCTCGCTTATAAGCTCCTGCAAGCGTCTGTATCTCGCCTCCATTGTTTCGAGGTTGCGGTCGGTTGCTTTCGCGCTCTGATTGGCACCGCTTTGGTCTTTCAGAGTCCTATTCACTCTTTCTTTCCAAAGTTGAAGCTCGTTAAGAGCATCGCCGAATCCTTTGTTTAGCAACTGCTTGCCCGAGAAACTCTCAATAGTAGTCTTTATTCGTTCTATCTCGCCGCGTACCGCCGTAAGCTTTGAAGTATCCGTGCCAATTTCAAGACTCTTACCCTTTAGTTTGTCGATATTGCCGAGAATAGTGTTTATCTGCTCAACAGCCAATTTCTGCTTACTAAAGGCCGAGTCAACGGAAGCTGTCTCGCTTGCGGTTCTCTTGTATTCCTGAACCTTGCCAGTAGCTTTCGTGTATGCGAAGGCTATATCAGACAGTAGGGACTTGACTTTCGCGCCGTTAGCCAAGAGATTATCGTCAGCAAGCATGGTTTCCATTCTTCGCTTGACACCGCGCAGCGTATTTCCGCCAGAGAGTAGCGCTGTGGTGTCTATTCTATTACGTATACCCCTTGATTGCAGGCTTTGAATTTCAGCAAGTTTGTTTTTTGTCGTTTCAAGCTCCCTGTTTAGTCTTGCAGCGTTATTCTTTGATGCGGACAGCGTATTCTCCTTGTCAAAAGCCTTTTCTATTTGTCTTACGTCAGTGATTAGGTTTCTGAACTTTGCGTTATAGGCAGACATAAATGCGTTATCAACACCGCCCGCCGTCTTTCCTGCTTGCAAGTTTATAAGCTCATTACGGAAGTCCATAAGAGCTTTCTTTGCACGGTCAAGTTCGCCGGTATTAATGCCAGCATTGACATTCTTGATGCCGCTAATTTTGTTGAGTTCGATATTGACCTTCTGAAGAAGATGGAGATAGTTGAGGGCGTTCGACAACTGTTCTTTCATTTCCTTCTTCTTCTTTGGGTCTTGCTCTTTATTAATGCTAAGATTTAACGAATTAATCATGCCCTCAAGTCTCTGAACGTCTTTCAACATGCTATTCAAAGCCTTGTGGGAATTATCCTTTATTCCGAGCTGGAACCACAAATCGCCTAAATTTCCGCTTGCCATATCCTGAAATATTTATCGTTTAGATTTTGTTGTTTAAATAATCGGAGAGGCTAATCTTCTTGCCGACAAGACTGCCTTCCTTCTCCTTCTTCTTTACCCAGTTATCCCAAAGGTCGTCCATCTCCTTTGCGGTGTGCTTGACACTACCGTCGGGGTTGCGCTTCTTGTCTTTCTTGTACACAATAATGGGCTGGTCTGCAACCATGAGGTCTATCTGTACCGAAGTGTAGCCCCACCAGTAGTCGTATGCCTTGATGCCGTAGCGCGTGGCAAAGAGGAACGGGAACTTTTCGGCTAACGAGAAGGCTGCTCCCCAGCTTGTCCTGCTCGGGTAGCTTTCACTTCTCTCTTCGTCATCGTCATCGCCAGATCCGTCATCCCTGTCGCTAATATGGTAGTCAGCGAGCACACTACCAATGGTACTTTTTTTTTAGCTGCGTCAACGACCCTCAGGACCTCGATTGCATCCAAGTCCTTGATGTAGTACAGCCAACGCCAGTAAGCCCAGTAGAAGAAGCGTAGCTTCCAAAAATTATTAAGAAGAACGATGGCGCACAACTTTACGCCGCGCTTCCACTCATCTTCCTCATTCGCTGTGACGTGCGAAAACTTTCTTATCGCACCTCGTTTAAGCCAACCGATTTTGCGCTTTTTACCCATGAACACTACCGCTTCGGGTTCAGCCTCCAATACGCTGTCAAGAGCTTTCTGCAACTCGTCACTGGGCTGTTCTATCTTCTTTTCTTCCATGTTGTTTTCTTGATGTTAAGTCCTGTAAAAACAAAAGCGGAAAACCGCGACCCTTGATAAGTCCGCCGCTTTCCGCTTCATATTCGATTGCGTTACGCCGCTTTTTGCTTTAAGCTGCTGCCTTTGTAAGCCAAGCGATGCTCTTCTTGCCAGCACCCTCGATAGAACCCGAGAACTTGAACGCAACAGGCTTGGTGCCAGTGTCGTCCCACTGCAAGGTGGCGTAGAGGGCGATGTTGGTGATGACCATGACGTTTGTCTTGGTATCGTCAACGATTGCGATTGTGCCCTGAATCTTGAACTTCTTAGGCTCAAGAGCAACGCCGGTAAAGCCGGTGGTCGCGTCGAGTTCTGTATCGCCGGTCTTCAAAGTGACCTTTGTAAGGTCGCTCACCGCATCGCTGCCGAACATCGCAGCGAGCAGATCCTTTGCCTTTGACGGAACAACAAACTCAACGTTGAAGTCGCCAAGCTCGGAGGTTGTCGCCCAGTCGCCTGCAAGACCGATAACCTTGTAGTGGTTGATGGTCGGGTCTTCCATTGTCGCCTTCAGTGAGTCAACCTCAACAGGCAGTTCGAGGTCTGCTGTAATGTCGAGAGTAGCCTTGCTGAGGTCTGCGATTGCCTTAGCATACAAAAGTGTCTTAGGGCCTACAAAGATGTCCTTCAACTCTTCGATTTTCTTCATTGCCATAATTCAAAACTTTTTAGTTAAACCTTAATTTTTGTGTTTATTTGGTTCTTAACAAACCTTGCACTATCGTTACCGAGAAACCGTCGCCGTCGTCCGTTTGCAGAGTGACGCGAGGCTTGGTCACGATGATGTTGTCTGTTGAGATTGGAAACTTTGTCATTACCGCACCGACTTTTTCAGATACCGCAGATACGTTTAACGTATTGGGGTTCCTGGCGGATGTCTTGTCACGGACATATATCTCTATCTGCGCGGTAGTCGTATAGTCGTTGAAACTGCCGTCGTCGTTCATCTCATTGTTGTAGATGCTCGACGGGAAAGACACAACGATATAGCTGTCGGGCCTATCAGAAACGGACTTCGGTCGGTTTCTCGCATAGACCTTGTCGCAAATACCTTTTACGGCATTGCCGACATCGTAGTATAGTGTCTTTATGCTTATCATATATAGCAAATTTTTTCAATCTGCGGCATGGCGTCGCGTACACTGGTCAAGACATCGTGCCCCATCTTGTCTTGTACATAGTCTGCGTAAACCATTGGCGCAACGACAATTAGAGAGTATGTGTCCCTTTTCCACGGTTTCATCGACTTCAATTTCTGAATAGCGGCTTGTCTTCCATCAACATGTCCTGGACCGATATTGCCTATGTACTTGCCAGGTTCTCCACTCTTGGTCGGGAAGACTGGTACATCATCCCACCATCGTGTTACAGACAATTTTTCTCCGGGACTGAGAGATACTCTTACTGGCTTTTCTATCCCCATGTCCGCAGCACCAACAACCCTAACAAGTTCGCCCCTGTAGTAGATACCGACAGCAAACGAGTTTATGAGGTTTCCTGTAACAGAAATGAAATCTCTTTCAGCATACGCTGTCCTTAACACCTCTGTGGCCATCTTCTCCATGTTTTCGAGCATCATCTCTTTTGTGTACTCTTTCACATTTCTGAAAAGACGGAAAAAGAGCTGGTCGGAATATTTGCCGTGAACTGATTTTAAAACCGCCATACGCTAAACCCTTGTAAAGTCCCAATAAACAACAGTTCTATTATTGTCAGGCTCGCAGTCCTTCACCATTCCGACCTCGGTGTTGTTGCCGACCGTTGCGTAAATCATGTCACCGTCAAGAGGACATCTGCCGGTATCCCATTCGTCATATCTGACAGGAATTGATGCCTTCCTCTTGTTCTCGTCAACATTCTTGCCGCCCTCGGTAGTCGTATCGGTATAGCTGCGGCCCTCGCCTTCGTAGATAACAATCTCCGTATCCTCGCCGACCTTTGCGTCGTCATCCGCGAACGGGTCGTTCTCGTCCGCCTTGCCGACAAGCGCCCTAACGATTTTTATCGTGTGAGGGTATCTCGGGTTCTTGATGTTCGCCTTTCTCATACATCCTTATTTTATAATGTGAGGAAGCGGGCATCCGAACGCCGAAATGTCGGCACGCTTCACGCCATGAGAGGTTATTCTGAACGACGACTTCTTCTTTAACATGGAACTTGGCTCAAGCTTCGCATAGATTGCGTTGGCTTCCGCCTTGAGTTCCGCACGGTCACGCTCGGATATTTCAAAACCACCTTCCGTATGGCTCCATCCGTTATCGGAGTCGGAAGTGTTGTTCATCTTGCTCGGGCCGAGAACAAGCCATTTTAGAATGTCTGCATAGGCAAGGCGAACATCGGCGGGATTGGCGTCTACATACGCCATGTTTCCGTCCAGCGCTCTTTCAATGAGGATCGTACGTACCGTGTCCTCGGGTATGCTGAAACGTACCTTGCTGAACAGTGCGTCCTCCAGTGTGTGAATTTTATTGCCTTTATCCATAATGCCTATCCTGTCGTTAAATTCAGAGATTGTTTACGCTATCCGTCCAAGTGCAGCCGATTGCAGCTACAGGAGGACGGATAGCTTTTGTGTTTAGGCAGCTACGCCTTCGCCCTTCTTGGTGATGTCGATAATCCAACGGTACGGGAAGTCGAGCATCGCCGGTACTGCGGCAAACATGAGGTCGGTATGCCACTCCATGTAGTCGCCGTTGGCGATTGTAGAGTTGCAGAGCAGGCCGAGACCCTTGTTCGTCTGCGCGAACACCTTCTGAACGATATTGTTTCCGTACTTCTCGAACATCGGCTTGTCAGCAACCTGCTTGCGCTCGTACTCGAAAGCATTACCGGCAGGACGGAGAACAACGATGTTGTCAGCCCAGCCCTTAACCTTGACAACCGAGCCGTCGAACTTGAGGTCGCGCTCCTCCTCGTCGACAATCTCGATGCGTGAGATACCCTGGATGTCGGCGAACGCCTTGAGGAACATCTCTGTGTTCACGCCGTAGTCCTCAACATAAGCAACGTAGTGGGCCTTGCACCAGTTGATGTACAGCTCCTTAATCTGCTTGTTACCAAGGAAGGTGTTGTAGAAGGTGTCGTAGGTCATCTGCCATACGAGGGCAAGGCGGTTCTGACCGAACTCCTTGCGCCACTCGCTCTCAATTTTGCGCATCTGTTCGAGGATGTTACATTCAGCGTTAGCCCATTCGAGCTTGCCGCACTTTCTGAAATTCTCCTTCGGAATTGGCACCTTGTGAAGCGGAATCTGGATACCGCGGGCGATGCCTGTATAGTCAAGCTCGCCGGTTGTAGCCAGCTTTGCAACCATGTAGTTCATGGTCATGTCGAGAGAGTCCATCAACTCCTGGGTGTCATTGCGCCACTGCTTTACGAGGTCACTGTCGTTACCAAACTCCTCAAACTGCTTCTCGCGGTAGTTGCGTTCCTCTGCGGTTTCCTTGAAGCCGTCGGTAATGAAGTCGGGAATAGTGGCAGAATAAACTGCCAATGCGCCCTTATCCTTCTGGAACGAACCTGCGAGCGGAGCACGGAGGTTGGCGAGCGTTGCAGCGTGCAAAGCGGATGCCTCCACTGAGAATGTAGCCACGCCCTTATGGTTGGTAGGCGTGAGGTCGGGCGCGATAGTACCCTGCGTGAGATACCAGCCGTAGTTTACATGGAAGATGTCCTTCTTGTCGATAAACTTCTGCAAGTATCTTGTATTCTCGGGGTCGCTGAAGAAACGCGCCTTTCGGGAATTATTAAAATCAAACTTTGGCATATCTTTTCGTTTTTGTGTTGTGTGTTTTTCCGATTAGTTCTCTGCGTACCACCACTCTGCGTAGCGGCTCTTGTTCATCGCCTCTACAGCCGGCGGGATCGGACTCATGCGTGACTTCCACATAACCACGTCAGTGCCGAGCAGACAGAAGTCGTTGAGGTAGCGCGGAGCATAGAACTTGTCACTGCCGGCAAGTGTATGGAACGGCATGTTAACGTCGCATGGAGCGAAGCAGTTCGGGTTAGTAACCATAGCGGAAACAGTTGCGCCTGCCTTTTCCGCCTCCACGAGAACCGTACCGACGGTAAGGGAGCCGAGAGTTTCTGCGAGTGTAACCTTCCAAACATCCTTGCCGTCCTGCACGTCATTTTCAACCGCAGTAACGAGCACACCCTTACCCTTTGTCTTGAAGTCCTTCGGGCCAACCATGAGATTGTCACCCACAAACGGAATGTGGTGATAGCCGTCGCGTGTGATGTAGATGGCTGTATCCGTAGCAGCGGTGGTAGCCTTAGCCACCTCATAGCTCTTGAGTACCTTGATTGTGCCGCCGCTGTTGTCCGCAAAGCCGAGGCTGTGCTCGATGAGGTCGCCGGCATAAATCTTGGCTGGGCCAGGGAACGGGTTTTTCAGGACACCGCCAATCGGAGGGCGACGGAACGCTTCCTTAACGGCGCCAGGCAGGTCAACAAACACATGACGCTGACCGCCGATAGTCATTTCTGACTGCAAGATTACAGCGCCGGTAGCATTGACTGCACCCTGCGCCATCATCTGTCCGTAGTAATCCTTGTTGTTATCCATAACTTTTTACCTTAAAAATTAAAATGTTTATTTCCCTTTCGGTTCGATGATGTCATCCCACTCGTCGTCACGGATTGTCTTGCCGCCGCCAGAAGAAGAGCCGCTACCCTTGTGCGGTATCGCGGTGTTGCCTGTAGCACGCTTGAAGTCGGTAGTGTAAATACCCTCTGCCTTTGAAACCAGGTCGATTACATCGGCATCCTTGTCGGGAATTTCAAGTTTGGAGATTGCTGTGTCAAGAAAGAAATCGTTAAGTTCGAGCTTTGCCTTGTCAAACTTATCCTTCAAGCCCTTTCTGACCGCTTCGATTGTAGCGGCTCTTGATGCCTTCTTGTCGCGCTCCTCGTTAGCCTTTTCGAGGGCTTCGAGCTTTGCGAGCAGCTTGTCGTACTTGTCGTCAGACTTGTCTTCCTCTTCCTTCTTGCCGTTGCGCTCCTCCTCTTCCTTCTTCTTGCGTTCAGCTTCCTCTCTGCTTTTCTTAATCTCGTCAGAGACATTCTTGTGCAGATTGCCGTCCATGCGCTTGAGTCGGTTTGCCACCTTGGTAACTATCTTGGCGTTCGCAGCCTCGTCGTCACCAAATTCGTCCAGTACATCATTAAGTTCTTCGTTAATGGTCTTCTGGCTAAGTGCTTTGAACTTGGTGGTATCAACCTCCTTGTTCACCAATGAAAGTAGTTCTTCTACTGTCATATATAAAAGTTTTTGTGTTAATTTTCGGTAGTTCTTCTACCATTAATGTATAAATATACGTTTTTCTTTCGCAAAAATATGAATAAATATACAATTAACCAAATATTTTCGATATATTTGCATAAATATTTTGTATATATATGCAGAAAAGTTGTTTTTCAGGGTTGGAATTGGATAACGGAGAGCCTATTTACACTCAAGAGTACATTCAATCACTAAGAGATAAAGACAAGAAGCATCCCGACAGGTTGAAGATTATCGCTCAACGTGGCGGACAGGAGCGTATGCTCGCCATTGATGCCGACATCAAGATAGTCGGAGGCTCGCGAGGCGGTCCGCTCGATGAGAATACGATGGTTTTAACGTCCAGGGGCTTCGTTAAAATCAAAGAGCTGAAATATGGGGATACCGTAATCGGTTCGGACGGGAAAGGACATCGCGTTTTGGGACTCCTCGCTTATCCGAAAAGAGATTGTTACGAGATTACACTATCCGACGGAGCGAAGATAGCTTGCTCTGACGACCATATTTGGAACGTTTACATTGACGGAAATAGGCGGTGTATGCCTCATCTCGCTTGCGAGATTGAGAAATATATCGCCGACGGATACGACATAACCATTCCGTGCGTCAAGCCAGTGGAATTTGATGAAAGCTACGGACTCGCTTCTATCAGTGAAAGAATGTCTACACTCGAAAGACTTATCAGTAATACGGGAAGAAAGAGCGGCGAGTATTGGTGCAAAAAATACCGCACTTCCAAGCAGGCTACCGACTTTAAGTATTTGGTTGATAGTTTAGGTTCGGTGTGTTATGTGCGAAAAACAGCGAAAAAGAAATGGTCGGTAAGGTTCAATTACAAGAAAAAGGAACTTGTAAGACGTATCGTAAGCTGCAAGAAAATCGGAAAGAGGAATTGTTGTTGCATTGCCGTAGACAACCCGGATGCACTGTTTGTAGTCGAAGACTTCATAGTCACCCACAATTCCAAGTCCTTCTCTTCTCTCATGGAGGTACTGAAAGATATTAAGAATCCAGACTTCCATGCAACAATCCTGCGTAACGAGAAGGATGACCTTCAGTCGCTTGTAACGGACTCGTACAAGCTCTTCTCGCAGTTCGGCACATACAACAAGTCGCAGAATGATATGACATGGAACTTCACCAACGGAGGCTGGCTAAAATTCTCATACTACGCAGGCTCGTACCAGGATTTCAAGACCCGCTTTCAGGGCCGTCAGTTCGCATACGTGTGCATCGACGAAGGAACCCAGTGTCCGTACAAGAAGTTCAAGTATCTGCTTACCAACAACCGTAACGCCTCGCAAATCCGCAACCGCTTCTGGATAACGTGCAACCCTGATCCTGAGTCGTGGGTGCGCAAATTCATAGACTGGTGGGTAGACGAGGACGGATACATTATCCCCGAGCGTGACGGAGTCATACGCTACTGCTTCATGGACGGAGATACGCCGGACTCAATCTATTGGGGAGACACACGAGAAGAAGTCTACGAACAATGCGGAGGTATCATAGATAAGCTGTGGAAAGAAAGCTATGCCGAACTCGGATATACCAAGCTCGAAATGTTCATCAAATCCGCCACATTCATTCGTGCCGACGTATCGGAAAACATCAAACTTATCTCTACCGACGCATCATATCTCGCCAACCTTGCACAACAGGACGAGGAGCAACGTATGCGCGACCTCGAAGCCAACTGGAACTGGAAGTCCGCGGGCGACGATATGATAAAAATGGCAGACCTCGAAGAAATATTCGACAACGCCGTACAGGTCGGAGATAGAGTGCGGCGTGCATCTGCCGACATTGCCTTTACGGGCGGCGACAACTTTGTGATGTGGCTGTGGGAGGGATGGCACTGCAAAGACCTTGTAGTAATGCGCCTCGACTCTCAAACGCTCGTATCTGCGGTGCAGGCGAAGCTGCATGAATGGGGTGTGGAAGAATGTAACTTCACTTACGACTTGCAGGGTATCGGTCAGTATTTCAAAGGTTTCTTTGCCGATGCCGTACCGTTCAACAACCAGGCAGCACCTGTCGCTATGACACACCAGGAAGAAAAGGGCATCAAGTTCCTGTACAAAGACCTTAAATCACAATGCGCCTTCCTGTTCTACAAGATGATAAAGGAGAAGCAAATCTCGATAGAGCCATCACTGCTTGAGCGCAAGTATTCGGGAGACGGATTTGACAAGGTGCCGCTGCGCCAGATTTTGCAGAAGGAGAGAAAGATGCTGCGCCGCGACGACAATAGCGACGACAGAGGCTTCAAGCTGCTGCCTAAGAAGATGGCTAAACGGTATGTAGGACACTCGCCAGACTTCTTCGAGTCATGGCTATATATAATGATTTTCAGCTTAACTAAAAAGAAACACAAAAAGATAAAAGGACTATGGATGCTTTAAACAATGTAAAAGACGTGCGGGAGCTGCTCGTCCGAAAGCCGTTTTACGAAGTGACCCCGAAGGGTTATATGAAACACGGAATTATCGACCGTGAGTTTTCCGAGAATGAAGACCCTTGTATGCCTGCGGATGTGCTGTACCGCAACATCAAAACACAGCAGGACTTCTTGCGCGAGTTCTATCCGTCAGGACACAGGATTTGCGACCCGCAGCAATATCCCGACATCTGGAAGAAGAACCCGGAAACGGGACTTTGGTGCGTGCAGAAAATTCAGCGCACTGCGTTTGCCTTTCAGCAGGTTATTTACACCAAGCACGTTCTTCATGTGACTGGCAACGATATTCAGTTCGAGCTTGCGGAGGGAACCGAAGAAGGTAGCGAAGAGAAACTACAAGAACTGCTCACGAAATACAAGAAGGGCTGGCTCATGCACGATATGGAGATACGCTTCTTCGAGGCGGTATCCGCATACATGAAGGTTGCAGACTGTGCCATTGTAGGCTATTTCGACGGCGACGGCAAATTCGGAACGAGAACACTCTCGTTCGACCGTGGCGATACACTGTTTCCGAGATACGACCCACTTACCGGCGAACTGATTGCGTTTGCACGCAAGTATGTGGACTATGACGAGGAAGGAGAGGAGCGCATCGAGTGGGTTGAAGCATGGGACAAGGAAAAGTTCTACCGCTTCAAGAAAGACCTGTCGGGAGGCACTGCGAGAAATGCCTTTAGAAAGGTCGCGTCTATCTTCGGTGTGTCCGAATATGCCTGCGTCGAAGATAAACGGCACGGTTTCCCGTTCATACCTGTAGCATACGCCCGCAACGAGGACGGCCCTTGCTGGTCTCCCGTACAGCGCAATATCGAGGATTATGAGGAGGCGTTCTCGTATCTCTGCGAGAACAACAAGGCGTATGCCTTCCCGATACTTACGCTTACCGGCGAGGGGGATGAGATAGAGATAAAGGGCGATACGAACGGCGCTGCTAAGACGATTATGATTACCGACACGGACGGCAGGGCGGAGTTCCTCAATGGCACGGACGCGTCAAACGCCTTCGCTACACAGCTCAACAAGTCTTATGACCTCATCTACGAGCTTTCGTTTACCGTGAAGCCGCCCGAACTCAAATCGGGAGACCTGCCAGGCGTTGCAATCAAGCTGCTGTATTCTCCTGCCCTCGAAGCTGCCATGAACGACGCACAGAGATTGCAGCCGTTCCTCGACCAGTTGGTGCGTATAACTAAGTTTGGCATCGGAACGGAGAACAACTGTATGGCCTCAATGGCTGCACTGCCGGTCAATGCGTGGATTGAGAGCTATATCCATCAGAACGACACTGAGCTTATCACTAACCTGGCCACTGCGGTTCAGAACAAATTCCTCTCGAAGCAGACTGCTTCTGAGCGCAATTCCAAGTTCTCGAAGAACGACGAGTTTACTCGTATCATGCGCGAGCAGAAAGAGGAAGACCAGCAGGACTTGCTCATCGACATCCAACGCCAGGAGGCACAGGTTGAGAACAACATCGAGCAGGAGGAAGCGCTTGCAAAAATTGACAATCAGCAGCCTGGCGACGACATCAATACAGGTCGCGGCAAAAAAGGCAGACCGAACGAAAGCGGCCGAGAATACGATTCTAACCGGAACTGGGAAGGCCGTATGAACTGGAATAAAAACCTAAGAAAGTAATTTATGGAGTCACGAGAATACGCACTTAACAGAACGAAAGCGCAGATAGCCTGCGAGTCGCGCGTACAGAAGCGGCTGTTTAAGGTTGCCCGTGAGATAGTGTCGCTCGCTTCCAAATACAGGAGGGGAGCGACACTGACAAACGAGAACGGGTTTATTGCAGCCTCACAGCGCATTGCGTTAGGCGTTGCTGCCGGAATAGAAAATGACATTGCAGTCTGTGCCAAGACTGCGTGCACCATACTCAATATCGGCACGGAGAACACGGAAGCCTTTCTTGTGTCAAAGGTGTTCGGCAAGACATCAATGGAACGAACCACCAGTTATCTGAAAAACTTTGCGGAGGACATGGTGCGTATGTGCAAGGCTGGCGTATTGATGAAATACACCGACTCGCAGCTCATGTCCGCAATACGTACTGGATATAAAGACCCATACACCACGTCCGTAATCACGAAGGCAAGAAAGGAGGATATAAACATCGCCACGCCTTCATACGGCAAGGGCGTATTCCATTCGGCGTACCAGAACATCGTCCGCAACGCGCGACAAATGGTAGCCGTCGCATGGGGTAGAGCTGAACAGCAGTACGGCAAGGAACATGGGGCGATAGGCTACTATATCTTTCGAGGAAGTTCGTATCCGTGCGCGCACTGCGATGATGAGACGACGTATCTGCACCACTTCGGAGATCCGTTTCCACCGCTGCACTACCGGTGCTTTTGCTATGTTAAATTTGTTTACAAAAAAGAGGAGGAGTAATTATGTCAGAATACACATTGTCTGCCTATATGTATAAGTTGAAAAAGCAGTACAACATGGCGGATATTTCATATCTTATATATGCCGACCTGCGTGCGGCAGGGTGGGGTAAAGGTGACGCTTGGAATGTAGCCTTCCAAGGCCAGGGCCTAAACTGGGCCAAAGCCGAACTGCTTCGCGAGATTGAGAAGCTCGAAGCACTCGACTCAGTTCAGGCGCGCATCGCGGATGTACAGGGCACAAACTCGCCAAGGAACGACGAGATAACCGCGGAGGAACTTGCAAAGGAAACTTCAAAGGAATCCATTCTGCGCAAGCTGGTAGCTGCTGAAAAGAAAGCCAAGAAAGGCTCTCCTGACTGGCTGAAGATTGTGTCGCTTGAGGCGGACTATAACAAAATCAAGCAGGATGAGATAGATGTGGAGAACAATACTTGTCACTACTATTTACCAATCAACTATCCCACTTCGTGCAAAAATTGCCTTCTTTATAAAAACAAGAAAGATAAATAAATACAGGAATAGCCTTGCAGTAATCTCTTTGCTGCAAGGCTATTCCTGTTTCTACTTGTACTTCTTGCCGGCAACCTTTTCAAGCGTCGCCATGAACGTTTCTTCAATCAAACTGTCATTGAAGGTCGGCAGAAAAACCTCTTCTGGAAGTGCCTTTCTTTCTGCCGTCTCCATGATGATACGCAGTCCCATTTCGAGAGCATACTTATCTTCGATGATTTTAATGATACACTCTTCCATAACTATCTCTGTTTACTCTTCTTTCTTTGCAGGCAGGTCGTCCTTGATAAAGCTGTATTCCTGCGTCTCTTCCGCGCTCTTCATGTTGGATATGAGGAAGTGCTCCGCAAGGTCTGCTTCCGTGATGCCGTATGTCTCGTATATAACTCCGCTTGGCGTGCGCTTCTTGTAGAACTTGCAGGAGTTCCACATCACTCTGCCAAACTTCTGCTGTGACGGTATCTCCTTTTCCTCAAGATTGTTATCCTCACAGAACTGTCTGAAGCTGTCATACAGCGTCTTGGCGTTTATCCAAACTGGTATCTCGCCCTTCGTTCCCTTGTCACAGCGTATCTCATACGCCTTGAGCCATGCCAGCACGGGCTGCGTGCCGAGATATGAAAGGATAAGCTGCTTGCGCGAACCTTCCGCAGACGGGAACTGAAACTTGCGCTCTCTCAACATACGCTCGCCTTTAAGAACCCAGTTGAACACACCTGAAAGCTCCTCCTTGATAATCTCCGCCGCAAGACGCGGATTCTGCTTCTCCTTGGGGATTGTAACGTCGAAGCTGACATACTGCAAGCGTCTGATAAAGCCGAGCGTGACATCCTCGGGGAACGGAAGCTCGTTGAGATTGAAGATGAGGTATGGAAGGCTCTTTGATTCCAGTACGTTCTCGCCCAGCTTTCTGTACGGTACGGGTTCTCCGCTCACAAGCCTCTTGAACATACCAGTATTCTTGCGTCCGAACTTCTTCGGGTCGGAGTCGGAAGACCAGTTGAAGATGGCGTTACGGATAGGGTAGCGCCCTCTCATGCCCTCGTCACCGTCAGCGGTAAGCTCCGCATAATCCATTTTTGATATGCGGTCTTTGCCGAACAGGGCGCACATAACCTCGAATATCACACTCTTTCCGTTTGCTCCGCTACCGATAAGCATAAGGCACAGCTCTATTTTGTCGGACATCTTTCCCTCATACGGGTTGTATGCGTCGCCGCGCTGCACCAAGCCGAGCCCCATGAACATCTGCAAGATGTCACGCGAGTCCTTGTCGGGCAGCACATCAAGCAGGAATCTCTCCCATTTCTTGCACTTCGCTTTCGGATCGAAGTTGTACGGATGATAGTAAGTCACATGATAATGCGGAGAGAACGGCATCGCCGTAGGAGCCACACGCGCAAGGCCGAAGTCAACGACACCGTTGGCGAACGCCACAACATCGAACTGCGGAGCAAGCACGTTGTAGTTCTTGATTGTGTCGATGAACGACTCCTTTCTGATTGTGGAACGACCGAGCACGGGTGCTATGAACAAGTCCTCCATAAGCAACTGGTAAGCCTGCTCCACAACAATCGGCTCCACCACCTCGTATATCTTTCCGTTGAACGTATAGAACGCTCCTGCAAAATATTTTACAGGGCAGTCCTTGGCAAGCTCTCTGATACTCTTGCAGAAGCCTACCAGGAGCCTGTTCCAATTCTCGCTGTTTACCTTGCCCCAGTCGGTTCTGTACATACCAAAGCCGTACTTCGCGTCTGCACTCAACGCCTTCAACTGCCCGAACAGCGAATCTATCGCCTCACCACTACTTCTTTTCATTCTTCCTTCTCCTTGTGTTTTTCTCTAATTGTGACATCACCTCGCGTCTTTCTGACCCTGCCGCCGTGCAGATAGACGAAAGCCTTTGCCCCCTCGTCGCAGCGCACTTCCACTTCTGCATTGTCATAAAGGTTGATAAACGCCCTTGCGAGACCATCTACCGATATAATTGCCTCGCTGTTGTGTCTTACATATATGTCGCCACAGCTCTTGCCAGAGTAGGTCAGTCCTGCGACGCACTCTCCGTTTAATATCACCGTCGGCTTGTCATCCGCAAGCACGTTCTCGTCCACGTACACGCCGTGGTCGTGAATGACATCTCCGAACTCCTTCCGTATCACTTCGCATGATGGAAAGTTGTGTTCTATGCAGAAGTCAATGCCTCTGACAAACTTCTCGACAAGCTCGTCTTTCGACGTGCCGTCGGCCCATTCGTCAGTCCATTGCTGGCACAGACCCAAGCCGACCGCCTGCGACTTCATCTTAGCCGAAAGTTTCTCTGTCTTTCTGTCCGCCATATTTATTTATCGTCATGCTTTGTGTTTCGTTCTATATACTCGCTCATGGCTTTCATCTTTGCCGTTTGGTACTCCGCATCACCGACGACGGTAGTATCAACGAACATGCCGGTAAAGATAGCCTCTGCGTTCTTGCCTTCCGTTCCGTGAGTGCGCCAATCGCCCTTCTCGTCACGAACCATGCCGAGCGCGTCGATTGCCTCGAACATCGTTGTGCCGATACCGAACTCCACCTTCCATCCGCCGCCGACCGTTTCGACACAAATGTACGGAAGCGAGCCTCGTGTCAGATGCTTGCGGACATCCTCACGGATACCTTCCTTGTCGCGGAGTTCCTTCAACTCCTGCTTGCTTAGACTGCGCGACTTCTTTGTAACCACAAAATTGCCGCAATATAACTTCTTTCCAAAATCCATATCTATACTTATTTAGTTAAACAATGTTTTTATCTTCTTTAAAGGCACTTCCTTCGCCCGTATTCGCATATCAACGTTGCGTCGCACTTGTTGTCATCCGCGCTTTTGTCCTTGCTCGTACGCCTAAAATCTTCGGTCGGGAACAATCGTCTTGCAGCATTGATGGATGTGGCCTTGGTGTTAGTGCTTTTCTTTTCGCCGCTGTTCTTGACAACCTTATCATGGTTTATCCAAATCTCCTTCTGCCAAGTCTTCGGAGGTACAAGATGATAGGGTATCTCAAGCGCAATCAACAGACCTTGCAGTAATCCGAACGTTTCTCCGAACGAGAACGTGGACTTTGCCGACGAACCGAAGATGGCGTGTATCTCCTCCATACAGCACACGCAATTTTCCTCACACACCGTCTTGATGTTTTTCAGAAACAGCGCAATATCGTGATAATCGCGGTCCTGCAAGGAGCAATACTCACGCGTGCCGTCAGGGTGCATTACTGCTATGAAACCCTTTGAGCCAGGGTCTATGCCGATGTATGTCTTGTTTGCCATATTATTTTACTCCTGTTGAATTAAAACCGTTGTCGCCACGCTTCTTGTCATTATTTTCTTTGTCGTCATTTTCTTCTTTTTTGATGACACCGCTCACAAGTTCCGTGTTCGGTATTTCCACAATGCGCATCTGTGCTATCCTGGTGCCGGCTGGGATAATAATGTTCTTTGGCAGATAACTGCCTATTCCAAAGGTTTTTACGATTGCCGTCACCTCGCCGGTATAGCCGCTATCTATCAAGCCAAGTTTAACATCGGCATCAATTCGCACCTCTTTAGTAAATCCGTCTTCGTACAGTTGTTGGGCATACATTCCTATTGAGGACATGCCGCTTCTCGGTTGTATAACTGCTGCAAGGTGTTTGGGTAGTTGTATTTTGAAGCCGAGCGGTATTGCATAGCGCTCATAGTCGAGCACCGTTATGTCTTCTTTTGTAAATACATCATACGCCGCATCGGCATCGTGTGCCTTTTCAGGCATCTTGCCGCCACAAAGTTCTATTACTATCTTCTCTCTTTCCATTTTGTTTTCGTTTATTATTTTTTACCGTTCCACTTTACAAACTCCTCGCAAGCCTCATCTTCGCCCATAACGAACGTGTAGAGGTCTTTGGTGAGGCAATAGGGCGCGCTGTCTGCATCCTCGTCCGCGAACATCGCGCAGTCTTTGCATTTATAATGCTCCTTGCGTTCATCTCCTTTCTTAATCATACGCTTTGTTTTTAATTATGTCTATAATATTCTGCTCATCCTCATTGAATACTCCACTCTTTTTAAGTTCCTCTGTAAGTTTAAGAGGTGTAACGCCTATATCGTAGACTTCCGCCAAATGGCAAAACTCTATGGCCTCCTCGTCCCCAGTAATGTCTACAAAGAACTGCGCCATACGATGCAGTTTTTGGTTCGGGTCTTCGTTTCGTTCGTATATCGTTCGTACCATATAATTATTTTTAGATTTTAAGTTACAATTACCTTTGTCATTTACTACTGCTTCCACTCGCAACTTGACGTGTTCAGGCGAACCATACCAGGCGTATCTCTCCTCGGCCGGAGCATTTTCTGCTGCCTCAATGGAGTTTTTGAGTGCTTCACACGCCTCTTTGTCTGAAAGACCCATGTTTCTTGTAGCACTAAAGAATAGTTTGGCAAATGCTTCTATTGCGCTTTCCTCGGGGTCTAAAACAATCTTCGCCATATCACTTCCTTGTTTTATCAAGTTCCATAATTGTAAGTATCGCATAGTTCGCAAGGTCAAGCAGGGAGTCTTTCATACTCTCGCCCTTCACCTTCGCCTCGTCAGACATCAGTGACTTCACGCGCTTCAACTTCTCTGCCATGTGTCCGTAGGCGTATGTCATGCCGCACTCCTTAAACAGCTCCGCGAAACTATTGCCGTAGTCGTGATTTTTAGCCTTGAAGGTGTCGTACATGCCATTGGTAATGTCGCGGAACGCATCGGCATCTCCAGTTGGCTGTTCAGTAAACGCGGAAAGCTTTGAAAGAACGTCAATCGGATCAAGGGTACATCCGTAATGCTCCATACGGTATTTTTTACCGCCGCTGCGACTGCCACCACAAATAAAGTTGTACGCCCAGTTGTTCTTCGGAATATCTGCACTGAAAATAGGGTGTAAATTAGCGTCGATGGCACGTCTTCCGCGTTGCATCACGTCGCCCAGGGATATGTAGAGTGGTTTCTTTCCGAGCGCATCGCTGCGAACCTTGATGTACACGCCGACCCATGCGCAATGCGGGTCTTTCTTGTCGGCGGAGCTTATCAGCTTCGGACCGCCGCACATCTCGAAAAGCGGTACTTCGGGCGTCACATAGTTTTTGTCTCCGTGCGGAGTTTTCAGCGTTGTCAGATACTGGGTGGATTCACACATATCCGTGGCACCTTGATGCTTACGCTCGATTTTGTTGTTGGGCATCCTAAACTTCAAGCCCTCCTTAATGTCCTCTCTGTTAATCATTGTTGCTACTCCTTCCTTTGTAAAAAATCCATTAACATTTCGCGGTTGTCAGAATTATCCTCTAAGCCGTAAACTTCAACGATATGATTATATACAACCTTATCAAATAGTTCGCAAGGAGTAACCTCACGAAATTCAACCTTGGCAAATCCGCTGTCGACAAGTCTGTTTATTATCTTTATCATCCTCGAATTACTATCCTTTGCTACTCCTTTCATTATATGGCACCCATATCTCCTCCATCTCGCGCAGCGCAAGCTCGTAGGCAGCTATATCGTCCTCCGTAGGGTTGTTATTGCTGTGATAAACAATAATGGCAAACACAAAGTAACGAAAGAGTATTGCCGCATCGTAATATTGACGTGGATGACGTATAAAATTGCAACAACCATACCGACCTCCGTCAGGCAGCGTGCCGTCACCAGATACCACAAGCACATTGAGAGGACGAGTCGCCCATTGTATGTCTATAGGCTCTCCTGATTTTATACGCTCTTTCAACTCACACGCCTCGCATTGCCATGCGTGAAGAGCACCCTCACCGGCATACTCAACCTTTGGCTTTGGGCATTTCAGCAGACGCTGCAAATCATCCAATAACTCCTGTTTCATATCTCGTTCTTGTTTTTTCCTTCTTGTTTCTTTGTAATGTCTGACATATAGTCATATATCATTCTCGTCATGCCGTTGCACCAGTCGTCAACAAACGGATCTGCTTGCAGAAGCGGCAACTCCTTGAAGTCACTCTTGAACCAATTGGAGAACTGCAACAGTACATGGCGCATCGTAGCCACATCCGCTGCATTGTCCATCGCACGGGTCAGACCGTCGCAGGACTCGTTTGTCTTAGACTCATAGGGAGTGCTGAATGGCTGCACGTCCACTACCTCTTTCTTCTCTTTCTTAAAAAATCCCATAATTAACATTCGTTATATAATTGATAAAGCGGATAGGAGAGTATACATACAATACCCAGTACCATAAATCCAGCTACCAATGACTTGGTGAATGCAGCCGTTACGGCAGAAATAGAAAACATTATCACTCCGAATACCATCAACAACTTGAAACGCCTGCGCCATCTGCGACGCTTAATCCTCGCCATCTTTTCCTCCTCCAACTCTTTTCCGAGTCTTTCCATTCCGTTTTCCATACTTTTACAATTAATTTTACTACTTTTGCATCTGATAAAACCAGACTGTAGAGACGGTCAATTCCGATTAACAGAAAATGAACGATTAATGTAGGTTCCAAATGCAGCCAAATCCCCGATAAACACGGGGTTTGTGTAGGTAGTGTATGATAAGGTTCTCAACCCCTATCCTCACATGCCTCTGAAACGAAGGTACAAAATAAGTTCTACAATCATACACAAACTCCCGTAAATACGAGGTTTTTGGTGCATTTTTATCCTACATCGAGTGTATAATAAATATACATAGCTATTCGGCGACAGACAAACGTTCCACTTCCCAGTTTCGACCGCCTGGAAGTTAATAAAACTGAATATACATAAATATACAAGTTTACAGTTTTTAACAAATTGGAACATAAGTTTACATAAGTCCAAAAATCGGAAGAAAAAATTTTTAAAAGAGGTGACTATAGCGACAAATAGCCAATTCTCAGGGGGGTGCACCCTGTTTTCTTTATATTATATGCAATAATATAACGTTAATAAGTGTTAACCATAAAAATTCCTGTTTTGCCTTGCTTTACATTATAAAAAGTTGTAACCGCTTGTATATCAAGCATTTACGCCTGTATATTAATTCTTAAAACGCATATTTATCCAAACTCCAGAAATAGACAAAAGTACAAACTTTGTTAATTTAACACTATCTTTTTGATACTTGTAACTCATTGATAATCAGTTGAAAAATATTCTTGTATAATATTTGTATTTTATTTTCTCAAAAAATAAAGCGTTGAAAATCAATGCGTTACACGATTGGCTTGATTTAAGTCAACCAACAAATGTTAATTAATTAGCACTTTTTCCTGTAATAATTACAACTTTCTAAGTTTTAACATTTTAACCCTGTTTTGCTTACTTTTTGCTACTACTTTTTGTCGTTTGGGATTATTACAAATGAAATTGGCTGAAATTGGCGTAAAATAGACCAAATATAGGTATTTTAGAACAATATTTCACAAGTGTTAATAAATCTAACCGACTGAAAATCAGTTAGTTATAAGGTTACAAGACCCCCTTTTTAGAGGTCTTGTAACTTACACTTTTTATCACTATCTTTGCACCATAGAAATACAAAGAAGGGTTTCTATACGTACAGGGCGAAGGCAATAACCCTGTGGCGTGGCGGTCTTTAAAATAGTGATACACTAAAGCGGTGCAGCCTACCAACGTAGACCACACCGCCAGCAACTAAAGCGTGGAACGCTCTAATTTATTCACCGATGCAAAATTAGTCGTTTCCTTTGGTTGCTGCAAAGACTTTAGAAGTAATTAGAATTTATTCACCAATTTAAACTATAGAATTATGAAATCAACTAAAGTAGAAAACAGAGTTAGCGAACAGCTCAACACAATCGAGAACGCTCAGAAGTTGGCAAAGGAAGAAGAAAACCCCAGCTACGCAAAGATGTTTTCGCCGTGGGTGGTTGCGGTTGCAGAAGACGAATCTAAAGAACTTGCAAGCCGTCTAAAAGAGATTTTAGACGACGCAAACGAAAGTGACGACCGTTACAAGCAACTGAGAACCGACTACGAGAAAGCCAAAGAACGCTTCGAGGCGTACCAGTTGGCAACCGCCAACGCCGACAAACAAACGCTTAAGGCGTTCAAAAAAGCGGTTTCGGTTGCGGTCGCAGAAGTCGCAGAACATACCAATACGGCGACATGGTTCAACTATCGCCGCCTGTATGGTCTTGGACTTATAGACAAGCTGCCGAACATGGTGAACACGCCAAACAAGCTCAACAGCTTTGTGGCTAAGGCGTTCACGTTCATGCAGCAATACGCCAAGCGTTCGGACGAGTTAGCACGCAAAGAACGTGCGCTAACGGAAGCCATTGACGAGTTCGGTATAACAAGAGAACAGGCTGAAAAAATGTACCTTGCCGGAAAGCTCAAACTTTAAGCCGGCGCCGGACGTATCTAAGTAGGGCGGTAATTATTACCGCCCTACTGTTAAACCCTTAAAAAATAGAATTATGAAAGAAACGACAAAAAATGCTATATTTGCAATTTACACATTTTTTTTAAATTCACTTGAAAATAGTCATTGTTTTATAAATGGCAAACACTATTTTCGCAAGTCAAATGGCACATTTTCGCACTTTTACGCCGACGGCGCCAAATTAATGGTATGCGGCGGAGGCATAGAGACGCACGCCGTAAATACCAACGACGAGAAAGATATTGCTTTGCTTGCTTGCGCCTTTTATCGCATTTTTGTGTAACGTCTTACAGGTGGAGCGGCAAACAGCCGCCCCACTTGAATTTTTCTTGCAATTCATTTTTGAGTTGCAAGCGGTTTTTTGTGTCCTTATTTTTCCCCACCGTTTTTCTCTGTTTTCTTATTTTCCCACACGTTTTTAGATACCTCATCGCGGTGTGTGGGTGTTCCTCGTTGTGCTTTTTCTGTGCAACGTGCTAAAATCTAAAAGCAATCGATCTACAGATTTATTTAAATAAATGGTGACACGTGTCGGACGTGCCACGCCCTTTGTTATGGGATTTTGTAAGCGAGATTTTTCCTATAAGGAAATAGACGGGAATTTCTCGAACTGCAAAATTTGAAACTTTGGGAGCTATTCATAATTCATATTCTACGTTTGGCACACATGGACGAGTTCCTAACGTGCTGCGCTTGTTACGGCTGCGCGCTCTGGTTAAAAAGCAGCCGTCACGGATAATTATTGCATATTCCGTGTGAGGTATCACCAAAAAATCTGCAATACGTTCATAAGGTTGTACGTGGAGCCTAACTGCACACAATGTGTGCGACGTGCGGGATTATCCCGTGAAAACGTGCGAGGAATTGGGCGGTTACTCGCTGCCATTCTCTATGAGACGGCGACAATGCCCAAAGGGGTACGCTGTACAATACGGTGCAGCGTTCTGGGACACGCAAAGAGAGCGTGACTCCTTGGCAATGGCTGCGTGCGTGGTGACATTCACGCAGCCCCTATTATCAACCAAATAAAAATAGAATTATGTTCAAGAAAATTAATGAGTTTGGGGATAGAAATCCTCTATGGTTCAGTATTATTTTTGTATCTGTGGTATTTGCAGCAACAATTCTTGGGGTTGCGCTCAGATAGTTCAGAGCCTTAAAATCTCCCTACGCTTGTAGGGAACAATAACCAATAATTTTAGAATTATGACATTAAAGACATTCAAAGTGCTCGACGCAATCAATCGTGAGGGATTGGATAACACTCAGTGGAATATCTACATGCACCTCGAACCTGTGAATACAGGAGAGTTTTACGGAACGAACGAAAACCGCACGCTGTCCGCAGGCGTTTGGATAGCCGTGTACAAGAAGCGTGGCGATACGCTCTATTATTTCCGTTGGCTCAAGCCTGATTTGTGCCTTGATATACTCGAGGACACGGAGCTGTTATTCTTCAACGTGAGCGATTAGCCTAAAATGGTAGCCTGTCGGCTACCAACTATTCACCAATAAAATTCTATGATTATGAAGAAAAGACAGATTATCTATTCGAGTACGATAATTGTGCTTGGAATTATTCAGCTGCTCCCGTGCGTGTTGCTTGTAAGCGGTACGATAATTGGAAATGTGCTTGGAATTTTCTACGCTCTGTTTGTGTGGTATCTCTGGACGAGTACGAAAAATGGTCGTTGGTTCAGCGTTGAGCTGTACCGCAGTACGCTGCGCTTGGAAAAATTCCTGCTCGGCTGTAACGTGGAGAGTGATTAGTACGATAATTGTGCTTGGAAACTTTCAGCCTAAATGCTGCCCTGTTATATGGGGCAGTACGATAAATCATCCTTACAGAATTATGAGACAGATAGAAATGCGCAGCGTCAAGCGTGGCGAGTTTTTCCGCTTGGCAAATTCGGAGTCCGCTCCCGTTTGGGTGCGTGACGAGTATAACAGAAGTTCCAAAAAATTCGAGGCGTACAAGTACGACAATGTGAATTATTGGAGCGAGTTCAAAGGTTCACGCCTTGTTTATGTGGATTTTGTGTTCTGAAAAATTCAGCCTAAAAAACTGCCTGCAAATTAGGCAGTACGATAAATAACTAATAAAAGCAAATGAATTATGGCAACACGAAGAGTTAAGTGCGAGGGTTCTCTGTTCATGGAGAGCGTATTCGCAAAGATGCAGGAAATCTACACACACGTTGAGTTCCTTGGTTACGACGGCAAATTCCTGACCGTGGCTTACATTGTCTAAATCCCTGTGCGCACGCAATATGTGCGCACGGACTATTAACCAATAAATTTATAATGATATGATTAATTTGAACGCAAAACGATTCGATGACGTGTGCGATTGTTGCGCTCTCAACGAAGCACGGTTGAATCCTGAGCTACAGGTAAGGCTCGGGAGAATATCCGTACACAAAGCAGAGGCGCAATGGCTGTACGAACACAAGCATTACATCTTGACGAGAACGTCGGTGTGCGATGTGAGATACAGCGTGAACGCTGGATTTTACGCCACACGCATCTACTACAAGAAAGGCGGTAATTTTACACGCCCAGGACGCTTTTGTACAGGCGACGCAAAGTTTGTCAATAGCATTTTAGGGTTTGAGCTGCTGGTCTAAAAAGGGAGGTTCTGAGCCTCCCACAGTATTAACCAAATAAATCATTGAATTATGCTAAGAGACAGAAATTGCGACAAGAATTTTGAACGTTCGTTGATGTATCAGATAAACAAGGCAAAGATTGCAGCCCGCAAGATGCACAACGCACGCATGACCGACTACAACGATCCGAAATCTGAGAATGATTTTCACGATGCTATGGTTGAGATTGTAGCCATTGCTTATCACGATTGAGCCTGAACAACCCGTTACGTTTTGTCACGGGTTCATTTTATCAACCATTTAAAATTTTAGGATTATGAAAAAGAACCCACGAGATTACAAAGTGAACGGCAAAATGTATGCTTACATTCTTGACTCCATCTCTTCCGATGATGTAGATGTAGAGTCTATGTCCGACAGGGAGCGCATCGAGTTTGCGCTTGACACGTTCTACGCAGAGATGTTAAAAAATGACAGACGCAGAATGTCCGCTCTTGATTTGCTGACTGAATGGATTGCCGGTCTTTGCTCTACCGTGAACGTAGCCTTTACGAACTATGACATTGCCAAGGTTGGCACGGAGTGGGGTTATTGCAGAACAGACGCAAGAACCTCGCAGTTTGTACGTACATGGTTTGAGCGCATCGCCAATGGTATTCTGCGCCTTGCGAAGATTTACGGCGTAGACATGAGCCGTTTCCGTCGCTAATGCCTTAAAATCCTGCGTGACGATTGCACGCAGGAACTACAACCAACAAATTGAAAATTATGAAAACATATTGTGTAAACCTGAAAGAAACCTCTTATGGTTTTGTGGAAGTGCAAGCCGACAACGAGGAAGAAGCGAAAGAAATAGCTTACAAAGCATGGCTTGACGGCAACGCCAACATGGTCGGAAGTGTAGATTGTGAGCCTTTATCTGTGGAAGAGTCCTAAACGGGGCGCACAAATTCCGTGCGCCTACATTACCAACCAACAAAAATAAGATTATGAAGAAAAGAACTTACAAAACACTCGTCGGCTTGCTTAGAGCTGCCGATGCAGGACAATTCACGATGAACGATTTTTTGAGCGGACAAATCTACAACAACAAGCATTATAAGTGGTGTCCGTTCGAGCTTACCGACAGCGCTCTGCGTGAGCTGTCTGACGGCTTCTGTCAAGCACTGGGCTGTCAGAAAAGAAAGTACGACGAGGTATTCCACAACATGAAGTACGGCAAAATCGAGAGCTGTGGCATACTTTCCCGTCTGTGGGTTGAGCTGCGTAATAACAAGCCGAGCTTTACCTACTGCGTAGGGCAGGACGGAGGTTACGAGTATGCGCTTGTCAAGAGAATCCTGTATCGTGGCTATTGAGCCTCAACAAATCTGTGCAGCCTATCTGCACAGAACAACGTTTAACCAAATTAATTTCTGAATTATGGCAACAAAAAGAGCATCCGAAAGGAGAAGCAGAACGCTTGCGCAGCAGGCTAAGTCCTACGAGGTGGCAGGCGAGTACGAAATGATGCAGATAATGCACGAGTCGTGGATAAACGGCAATTTCTCCGACTTCAAGCATTATTACAGAGTCTTGAGAATGGAGGACAGACGCAAGTTTGTACACTATCTCTACAACAGCACCGACGAGGGCACATTCTACAAAATGATTGACTCGCTCATGTTCGGTTAGCCTAAATCAATCCTCACTATCACGGGTGGGGATTTCTATTAACCAACATTTAGAATTATGACAGAAAAAGATTTTTTAGACAAGTGCCATGAAGTTCTTCGTAAATTTGAAGACAAAGATACTTTTGACAAGTGTATTTGCGAGATTTTACATTCAGGCTGTATTGACCTTGAAAAATGCCCTAATAATTACATTCCTATTTATTGGGTGATGGGCGCATTATTCAAACGTGCTATGTCGCAATGTCTTGATGGCTCTGTTGACAAGAAGACGAAAAGAATAGCCCACAAGGAGGCTAAAAACATAGCATGTTTTATTCCTTGGTGGTTCTGATTAGCCTAAAGACTCTCCCCTGTGGAGAGTGCAAGTATAACCTAAAAACAACGAATTATGGAAAAGAATATTGTAGAAGTTGTTATGAACAACAAAGGCGAGGTTGTCGAGAAGGTAGCCGACTACATCGGTGTTTTCAGTTTCGCTAAAACGATAGAAGCTCTTTATCGTGAGTGTCTGGAAGACTGCGACAACCCAGAGGATATAGAGGAATACATTGCCGATTTGTACGGCAAGAATATCCAGTCTCTTGCGCGGGATTTTGCTCTTGAATCAAATAGAGACATGAAGAAATATCTTCACATGAACAATCATAGTATGCCTGGAAATTTCGCAGACATCGAGGACGATTATCCCGCTCATATTACGGGTACACGTTGGTCTTCTGAGTATGCCGGAGATGATTACTTCCGTCTGTTTCCTCAAATGGTTGCTCGTTTGGATTCCGCAGAAGACAGCGAGCGAGCTAAAGAGGATAGAGCATATCTTGAAGATTGGTTTTTCGATGCCTTCGGTACATACAACATCAAGTACAATTTCAGCAACTGGCTTTCTGAGATTGTGTATATGCGCGAAGAAGAACAGGCTATCGCCTAAACTGCCTCCCTACGGGGAGGTACAATATAAACCTTTAAAAACAAACAGAATTATGGCAAAGAAAGTTTATGCGCTCTATCGCACTGATAATTGGAATACATACGCAAGCCGAGAATTGCTTGTTGTAGCAGGCAGCATTAGAAGGTGTTGTAAGGTAGCCAAGGACGACGGAGCAACAAAAGAGCAGATTAAGGATTTGCGTGGTTATTACCACCAATCCCAGTGTACCGACGAAACCGATTACGAGTACGACATTGTGGAATACACGCTCAACGAGAGTTTAATAGACTAAAAATCCCTCTTCGGAGGGAACAATTACAAACCATTTAAACAGAAGAATTATGGCATTACAATGGAAATGGATTGACAAGATGGGCAAGGCAATCATCCGTCAGAACGAGAGAAAGTACGAGATTGGCATCTACGGCGGCAACGCTCTTGCGATATTCATCAGTGTGGAGAGAGACTCATACCATCTCTACAATTTCATTATGGACGAAAGACACCTCGGTATCATTAAAGAGAACGAGTTCAAGATGTTCTACGATGAGGTGGTGAGCATCGAGCTGAACGTATGCAACAAGAACGCACTGAAGATACTCCCTCTCCTCGCAAAGGAGGCGGGCGAAGTGCGCTGCTACTACAAGGAGTCAGAGTAACATGGCTTATCCGTTGGGGAAAGAAACCACAATCGGAGCAACACCGGCAACGGAACAATATTAACCCTAAAAAGAATTGAATATGAGTGAAGACATTATCAAAACAGAAGAAATTGGTGATTACAGAATCAAGATTCGTCGCGACGAGTATCCTCCGTGTCCGTGCAAGGACTGGGATATGTTAGGCGTACATCTTTTCGATTACAGCGACAGGAACAAATTGTCGGAAGCCTCAAACTACGAGGAGCTGTTCTACTCAAACGACTATTCGCTTGCCGACGCAGTATGCGAGCTTGCTTGCAAGTATGTACCGCAGAAGAAATTCATCAAGTACATCAACGAGTACCTTAGCGACTCTCTACGCTTTCGTTACGACCGTTCGGACCACATGTGGTATCTTGAGCATTATTTCGGATACGGAAACGAGGAGAAACAATGGCATGAGATGCAGAAATTTACACCCGACGAGGTGCAGGACGGCATCCTTAGCTGGCTCTCCGAAGCTCTTGACGAGAAGGATTTTATCTATCTTCTCTCAAATTGTCAGACAGAGATTGCGGTACACGAATGGTCGTCACGCGGCTACTGCCAGGGCGATTACGTTCAAGGCTTCTCCTATTGTACAAAGGAGCGTTTTATTGAACGGCACGGCGGCACAACGAAGGACTGGCAGAAACGTGCGGTTTCCGCTATGGAAAGCGAAGTAGAGTGTATCGGCAAATGGATGTGGGGCGACGTGATAGGCTTTGTTCTTGAGAAGAAGGTGCGTTACACGAAGGTCTACGAGGACAGCGAGAGAGCGGACGAGGACGATTACGACTGGGAGGAGGTTGACTCCTGCTGGGGGTATTATTGTGACGAGGACGAGCTGATAAAGGAGGTAATCGAAGAACACCAATTACAGCCGAGCGTTGCAGCCTAAATCGAGGGAGGCATATCTCCCTCACAAAAACCAAATTATTGTGATTATGAAAGACAACAAGTATTTCTGCTACACCATCGACAATAGCGGTGAGCGTGGCTTTCAGAGAATTGACAAAGAGTATGCAATCCAGCTGAACAATATGGGTCGGTGGTTTTACAAACTTCCCTTTAAGGTTGTGAACTCCCTCCCGAAAGCGTTGAGATGGAAACATCATCTTCGGGATTAGCCTAAACGCCTGCGTTATGCAGGCTCTACAAACCAAAATACAAACAATTATGAAGAAAATAGATTTAGGAACACGCACAGCTAATTTGCGTGCAGCTTACAGCGACTTGAAAGATGGATACACAATCATTGTTGGCGAGCTAAAGATGTGGATATATACTTGCGAGAGATGGGGCAGTCCTTCATACGGCAAGGATTATATCTGCTACTGTAGTTACGGACGCAGTGCATCAACAGTCAATTTTAAGAGTTTTGCAGACGCTATGCGTAGAGCCGGCGATGGCAAGCTCGCCTATAGCAGAGAGTGGTAGCCTGAAAACGGAGGGAGCAATCCCTCTGACATTATTAACCAAATTATTAAAGATTATGAAGAGATATTATGTATCAATTACAGAAACGCTCAATAAAATTGTGAGCGTAGAAGCGAACAGCGTAGAGGAGGCGGTAAATAAAGTTACAGAAAAGTATCATGCCGACGAAATAACACTCACCTCTAAGGATTATATCGACGGCATGGTAGAAGTCGAGGAGGAGCAGGACTACTATCGAACTATTGATGCTATGCGCCACATCTACGAGCACGTGGATTAGCCTAAAAGCGCAGCTAACGACTGCGCACATTAACCAAAACATAAGAATTATGAACAACGTAAGATTTATTCCAGGACAATATGAATGGCATCTCGTTGATGAGAAAGACAACGTGCTTCTCAACATTCCTGATGATTTCATTTACGATTGCGAGACAAAGGCTGATTTGGATTTCGTTATAGGAGACATTCCAAGACAGGCATTGCAAGCAGTCGAAGAAGGAGAAGAACTCTATGGATGTGACGTAAACAAATACGTCAGCGACATAGATGATGAATGCGTAACCAAGCTAATGATAGATACCCTATCAGAATACCTCGGGTTTACAGCCTAA